AATTGTATGGCTTCTAAGACCACTGCGTATACCAATTCCGCCATACGGGTATTTTGGTTGAACGATGAGAATCGAACTCACACACAAAGTGCCACAAACTTTTGCCCTACCATTAGGCTACGCTCAACATATAAGAGGTGTGTATTGGAATCGAACCAATGTAAAAGGTTTTGCAGACCTTCACCTAGCCACTCGGACAACTCACCTTATTGTAGTTTCAGTAGGACTCGAACCTACACTCTAACATTCGTAGTGTTATGTGATAATCCATTTCACTATGAAACTATTTGCACCGGTTTACAGACTCGAACTGTAATCAAAGGTTTTGGAGACCTACATGCTGCCATTGCACTAAACCGGATATGTGTTGGAATAGAAAGACTCGAACTTTCAACAACCACCGTATCAGGATGGTGCTCTAACCAATTGAGCTATACTCCAAAAACAAAAAACCCCAACTAATTAAAGTCAGGGTTTCCATAAATTATTTGAATAAACTTTCCTAACTTTACATACTATTGCCACCCCAAATTCTAATGGTTAGACAATCTGCTGTATGTAATGTTAAGTTCTTCATTTTTTCTCTATAAAAAGTAATTCAATTTCAAAATACGCCACGTCAAGTCATGCTCCGGTTAATACTAGCCTCATTAAATTACTGTTGAGCGGTAAAAGGTGCTGCCCCCCTCCTTCGAACTGGAATGTCCGATGTGCTACTGTTACACTAACACCGCTTATAAATAGATGAGAATACTCTATTTGGTGAACCAGCTTTAGAAAGATTATTAGTTCCTCCCGTTTCCACTACCTTTTGAGTAGTACCAATTCAATGTGGATGATTTAAGACTATCAGTCTATAAGTTGCCGATTACTCTCTACTTACTTATTTTCTTCAAGCCTCGCGACCTAATTAATTCTTGCGGAATTAGAAACCTTTCGATAGAATCACAGACCTCTTGCGGAGGTATCGTGGCTAAGAACATCTCTTAACTATGTACACACCTTTCATCTGCAACTGGTAAACACTTAAGCTTAATTTTAAATTGTAGTTTGAATTACTATTCAAATTGAGTTTTAGTTTATAGAATGATTCAAGTAGCGGTTTACCACTAGCTCCCTCAACTTTTGGTCAAGAGAATACTAAACTACTCGATGCAATATCCCTACTGCGGTTTTTTAAGTCATCTTCAAATATAGGTTTTGGCAAACTCTATATAAGGATGGTAACAACACCACTTGTACACTATCTTATCTTGCGTCCTTTCGGATGGCTTAATGTTAAGATAACTATCAAACTGAATACCGCAATGATGTAGAGGGATTAAGTCTACACTTCTTACAAGATATTCTATGGGTTATTCTTATTGGTGTTCCCACCTCAATTGGAGTATCTATACTACCCCAATTATCCAAACTCTTCCGATATAGTGTTACCCTTTCGTACAAAGCTCAAACAATATCCCACTTGCTTACTTAAGTTAGTCTCTCCTTACGGGGAGAGTAACCGCAGATGTATCACTTAAATACACCCACTTTATCCTACTTTCGTAGTTTATTTGACGACCATAAGCGGCCGTTGTTTACTATGTGAGTCGAAACCCACTTCGTAAATATTTTAATCTTTTAAAGAACTTCCTTTCGGTTTTAATAAATATACGAATAATTTTTTATTCTACCAAATTTATTTAAAACTTTTTTAAGATAATTGATGTCCGGCTTTAACACATAGTCGGTTTTATTACTATTGGCTTCAACCAATCATCTTATTTGTTGCGGGAGAAGGATTCGAACCTCCGACCTTGTGGTTATGAGCCACGTGAGCTACCTCTGCTCTATCCCGCGATATTAAATTAAATATACGATAACTTTTTCAAATTACCAAATATGTTTTTTTGGTGGAGATGAGGGGAATCGAACCCCTGTCTTACAAAGAACTAATAATATCAGCATTTCACACGTTTAGGATAAAGTTTAATCTTACAAACTTTCCAAAATAATAAGGGCTGTATGGTAATACAACTGGCCACCAACTGATTTTAGGTTTCAGTAAACTCATTTCACATTCTATTTAAAGTCCCATGATGTGTACGGGATTGGTTATGCTGCTACAGCGTAATCCATACCTACGAATGCCATAAGGTCATTGTAAGTCATTGTTGACTTTTCGTCTTTTGTTGTTTTGCAAGTATTTAAGGACATTCATGCTTTGTCCACGTGTGATACTACCATTTACATTGCAATCAATTCCATAGCATCCCCAATTTGTTATATCAAATATACGATAAATATCCTGAATTACCAAATAAACTTGTAAGTTATTGGAAATCAATGAGTTATGTATTAAGTTTTTTGTATGAATTTTAATTTGACGATTTCTGCTAAAACATAATTTGCTTCAGTATGTAAATGTTCATCTATATTATCCGCTATATCACAATTTCTCATTTTATTAAATTTTGCGTAATCTTCAAAATACCAAAATTCATCAAATTTTTCAAATCCAAGTTCTTCAAATTCATTTGTAAATATAATATTTTGTTGAATTATTTGCTTTTCACTATTTACAATTTCAACACCATGTATTCCTGCCCACAAACACCAACTATATTTTATACCAAATGAATCCATTAAATTTTTAAGAATTTTACATTCTATTAGTAATTCTTTTAATCTAGTTTCTTCATCAAAAATATAAGTTAACCAATTTTTATAAAATTCGTTATATTCTTTTGATAATGGATGATTTTCTGTAAAATGTTGTTTTGCTATGTTTGGAGAGTGAAATGGAATATATTTTTTATCTACATCCGAATATATTTCAAATCTATTAAAATAAGTAAATTGTATATTAAAATATATATTATCTACTTTTTGTGTTAAATTATTTGTTAAATGTAATATTGTATCTTTTAGTTCACGTAAAATTCTATCATTAGAATTTCCACCATAACACAATGTAACCGCTTTATCAAAATAAGGAAATGTTTCGTGATGTAGATTGGATGAATGTGAACATCCAAATAAATAAAATTCGTAACCTTTATAATCCACCATTAAACATTTAAGCAAATGAATTTAGTGGTATCACCATATTCATTTGCTTCATCTAATGTTACTTGATTTTCTAAAAACCAAATAGTTACTTGTTCTTCGGTCATAGACTCACATCCTTCAATTGCAATGTCTGTTCCTGATAAGCAAATTTTCCACATAATAATTTAATTTTAAGTTATTTACAATAAGTATAAAATAATTGTATAAAAAGTAGATTCTCCTTGCCAACCATATTTATTATATTCAACTAATTCTACTCTAAAATCGTTTTTTGTCATTTCTCGTATATCTTCTTCAGTTACTCCATCACAATTTTCAACCAATATAATACGACTATTTTTATCCATAAATCGTTTAACATCTTTAAAAAATTTTATATGAAATTCCATATTTTCATCTAATGATATTAATTTTTCATTTTCATTTCTATATCCTCCAGGTCTTTTTGTTTTAAAATGTGGTGGATTACTTATTATTGTATCAAAAATTATATTATCTGTAAAACTATCAAATACATTGGATTGTTTAAACTTTGTATTATTACCAATTGTATTATAATCTATTGTTTTATTTATATACTCTTCATTTTCAGAATTAATATCTAATAAAAATAATTTTTTAGCATATTCGTGATAATATGTCCAAAATCCCATAAAACCAGGACCCGAACATATTTCTAAAATATTTCCGGATTTTATTTGTTTTTTTACATTTGATGAATTTAATGCATTTATTCCAAATGTAGTCCCACCACCATCTAAATTTTTATGATAAAAAATTGTAAATTTATTTATATTATATTCTTCCATTATTTCATAGTTAATTGGTTCATAACCAAATTTAGTTAAAAAATTTGGTATTTCCAAATTTATATTTTTTTCTTCAAAATACATCATTTCTTTTAAAACTTTCCTATTATGCGTAAAAATGTCTAACATTTCATTTCTCATTTTTAATTGGTTTTCGGATGTTATATCTTTTAATGATTTAATTAAATTTTTTATTACTACCATTCTTTCTTCCAAATTTTCAATATCATCATATGATTCATCAAACCAATTTGAAAATGTTTTGAATCCCAATTCTTTTAAATGTTTTAATACACCCATATTTCCAATTACTACAAATGGCATAGGTAATATCAATGCTCTACCCATTTTTGACATAAAATCTACTCTAATATTTGTATCGGTGTAAGTGTTATCAGATGATGTTTCTGTCACTACATATAAAAATGAATTTTCAAATAGGGGAATTAATTTTTGAAAAATTACAAATAAATTTTTTGAATGTTGATATATTTCCATTCCAAAATTAGTATTATCAGCGAATGACCAATATGATATATCCCATAGGTTTAAATCAGTCATCATTTTTTTAGCTAATGGTTTGTGGTCATTATCCATATTTCCATTTATAATAATAATTTTCTTTTTATACGAATCCGATTTTATTTTTATTGGCAATTTTGTAAATGCTGCCGTAACTATATTATTAAAATGAAAGTGGTATGTTATATGTTTCCATCCAAATTCTTCTTTAATCCATTCTTTAAATTGTTTACTTGAATTATCAGAAATAAAATATACTTCTTTATTTTTTAAATGTGGAGCAATTAGTTTATAATTGTTTAGGTATCCATTTGTTGAACTCTGTTTACCTGCATTACAAATTGGTTCGGATAACTGGTCTATTATTATTTTATAATCGGTATATTTTTTACTATTTACCAATTCAATAACAAAATCAAATGCATATTTTTCAAAAAACATATTGCCGGATGAAAATATAAAATAATTAAAATAAATAAATTTATTTATATTATCTACCTTTACCCAATTAAAATCAATTTGCATAACCTTATATTATTTCCAATGTTTGTTATCCTTTTCCCACCAAAAAGTTAAATCTTCTGTTTTATCATCATAATATTCACCTACTAAGTCCGATTTAAACCTACTATCTATATTTTCAAACATTGTTAAAGTGATAATTGGTGTTCCTATTCCTAAATGTTTTTTCATCCATTTTGTTACAAACTCATAATTGCCACCTCTAATCACACCTGCTTCAATTAATATTACTGTTTTGCGTTGTAATAGATAACCATAGTTTTGAAATACTGCTGACATTGTATCTACATATTTTTTATTCCACACCTCATCAGGATATGGTACATCTATTCCAAACCCCTCTACTATCTCACCATTGAAAGATAGTTTGTGTCTAAGTATTTGTCCTGCTATTGCTGAATAGTCCGTAGAAACGACTATAATGACCGAATTAGATGAATTAAACCCACCACTTAATAACTCATCACCCAATTTATCTATTAATTGGATTTCTTCATTTAATGTTACAAGTTTGGTAGTTCTCATTTTGCTACTTAAATTTTAATCTTGTTAATTTTTCTATATCTTGTCTTAAAACTTTATTGTTATTTATTCCGTCTGGATTTGATTGGTCGTTTTCAAATAAAAAAAACATCCACTCTTTTGTTTTTTTAATGTATACTACTTTCCAACATTGTTTTGGAACTGTAACTCTACCTATTCTTTTAATCTCACCTACATTACCTGCCCATATGTGAACTGAATCATATTTACTTGCCCATTCTCTTGTCAAAACTTCTAATGACTTCCAATCACCTGCATTTAGTCTATGTGTTTGTGCTGACATATTACTCATATAGAACGATTCAATTTGAACATCTGCAGTTTGACATTGGTTGGATGCTGCAGGAGACATATGCCCTCTATCATAACCACTACCTACATAGTCAGCTTTGATATCCGTTTCTACTATTGCTTGTGGGTCAGGTTGAAATGCATCTCTTCTTGGTAATGGATTTGGACAACTAACTTTTGCTTTAGTTTCCCACCACTCTACCATTACTGGATATTTTTTTGACTTGCTGAAATTCGATGTGTAATTTGTATGTTTTAATACTAATACATCTTGTGAGAATAATGTAACACTAATAACTAATAGTGTAACCAACAATATTACTTTTTTCATGCTGTTTTTGTTTTAATCATAGTAGTGTTTAAATATATAATACATCTTATCCATTTCTTCATAAGAAAAATCCTTTGCCTCAGGCCTTAATAAAAAATATCCAGAATTTGCTCCAAAACTAATTTTTGGTATGTTATCAAATGTATCATGTGCAAATTTAACAATTCTTCTATTCAAATCGTTTGAATAGTTTTGTCTAAAATCTTCCAATAATATACCATTCGTTGGATGTCCTATTGAACTCATAATATCCATTCCCTCACTTGTAGATAAGTATAACATATCTTCCAAATGATATATTGGTAATTTTTTCAATTGACTATTTATTATAAATTCCAATATAGGTTTTAAAATCATTTCAGGCCAGAATATTAAATCTGTTCTTAATTTTATGACATAATCATATTTAAAATTATTTTCATTTTCATATTCTTTTTTTAATTCATTTGATTTCCAAAATGAATATGTCCAGGCAGGCATTGGTGGTAATGGTGGTAATTGTGATGGAATATTTTCCATTTCTTCTCTATATTTTAAAAACGGAGTCATTTTATATTTTAATGGTTTGTATATTTCTAAAAACTCATTTAAATATTCTTCTTTTAATTTTATAGCATCCCAATTAAAATCAGGTGAATGTGAATTCTGATAATCTCCATTTTTATATGATGTGATATCCCAAGTATGTACAAAAAAATCACAATATGGTAAATATTCTCCTAGAAAATTAAATATACTTTTTGAAGTTTCTACACCTGTTCGTATTTGTCCACCGAAAATAACTGCAATTTTCATAAAACTATTTTAGATAAATATAACATTTTTCAATTATAATACCATCCTAGAACCTATCTGAAAGTTACTTAGAAATGTTGAATATGGTTTAGTATTACCACTCATTTTGTAGTTAGCTGAGAATCCAAATCTTTTACTAATTTTATAGTCAAATGCAGCTCCTAATAAAAATCCCATATGTCTATTGACTGTTGTTCCACCTGTTACACTATTATAACTTATAGGTGCAAACATTGTAAATACCTGTGGTGATATTGTAAGTTTTTTTGAATAGGAATAAGGTTTAGTCCAAAATACAATTGCCGATGTTGCCATATTATAGTCAAAACCACCGGCATCATTTTTTAAGAATAGATTGATTACACCCACATTATAACCATATGTTCCTTTTTTCGGAGTTGGTTTAATGTATGTATATCCCAATAAGTTCATATAGTTTCCACCCAAATATGCAAATGCAGTTCCGTATGAATGTATTGCATCCAATTGACCATCTTCCGTCATTCCCATTTTTGTTATACCACCCGTTGTTACTATTGAACTTAAATTACTATTGACTACCAATCCTGCACTATAACTTACATCACCTGCTAGGGATGATTTACTAAGTCCCAATGATATAGATGCCAAATAACTACCAGGAGTAGCTTCTGCAACAGTTATGTCCGATGCTAATAAAGTTGGGTTTGTTACTTCTTGTTTTTTCTTTTTCTCTTCCTCTTTCTTTTTCTTTTCTTCTTCTTTCTTTTTCTCTTCCTCTTTTTTACTTTCTTCTTTCTTCTCTTCTTCTTTTTTAGTTTCTTCCTTTTTTTCTTCTGATTTCTTTTCTTCAGATTTAGATTCTTCTTTCTTTTCCTCAGTTTTTGTTTCCTCTTTCTTTTCTTCTTGTTTTGTTTCCGTTTTCTTTTCCTCTTGCTTTTGTTCTGCAGGTTTGTCCGATTTAGTTTCAGCAGGTTTACTTTCTGCCGGCTTTGCTTCAGCCGGTTTTGCTTCCGTTGATGATGAACTACTTGATGAACCACTACCACTTGCAGGCGGTGGAGATGAACTACCACTTGCAGGTGGTGGTGCTGCGGCAGGTGGTGTTGATGTTGGTGTAGGTGGAGGAACATTTACAGGTGGAGGTGCTGCGGCACTTGCTGCAGCGGAACTTGCGGCACCACCTGCTGCATTACCGGCTGCAGATGATGCAGCTCCACTTGCTGCCGAACTTGCGGCGTTACTCGCAGCACCACTTGCAGCATTTGATGCAGCTCCACTTGCAGCAGATGATGCTGCATTACTTGCAGCCCCACTTGCGGCACTTGCAGCAGCTTTTGCAGCAGCGTCCGATGCAGCTTTTGCTGCGGCATCCGATGCTGCTTTTGATGCAGCATCTGCGGCGGCTTTTGCGGCAGCATCACCGGCAGCTCTTGCTGCGGCATCTGCGGCTGCTCTTGCTGCAGCTTCTTGTGCTAATCTTATTGCATCGTTTTGTGGACAAGGTGTTGCGAATACACTATTCACCCATGTTTGAAATGCACCACTACTGATATCTGCTAATGTTACAATTTTAGATTTACCTCTAATAACTGCGATAGTTTGATTTTGTCCGAATGGAATTACGACCACATATACCTTTTGGTCACATGGGTCTATATAAGTTTGGGTAACGGTTTGCCCTTCTGCTTTTGATGCAGTTAAGGTTGTAACAATTAACAATAAAATAGTTGCTAACCATTTCTTCATTACTTATTGTTCAGTCCGATTGAGATTTGAGAATACCCTCTAATTGGGTCTGTATCTACTTTTAATGTAACGAATTTGAAATCTCTTATTAGTCCGATTTTGTATGTAGTGAATGATGTGTTTGATTTTGGAAATGAGATACCACCTAAGTCATCTTTACCTTGCCATCTAATCACTTCATTACCAAATCCTATCATACCATGTATTCCAATTTTACCAATTCTTTTACCTGCACCAACATAGAAAGTTTACTCTTTTTTCCAATCTTCTTTACTAAGTGGAAAGTCAACATTGTTAATTTGACCATATGGATAATACTGATTGTGGTCTATTGCATAAGTCATTACATAATCCATAATGAAATATCCTTTATTACTACCAATCAATCCCCAAAATGCGGTTTGTTTATTACTCGTATGTCCTATACCTGCTGAAAATAATACAGGTGTTGATGCAATTGTATCTCTCCTACCATTTTCGTATATTCTAACTACACTTCTTTGTCTCCACCCGTAGTTATCATACCAAATGTAAGGATAAGGTTGATACCATCCCCATACACCATATTGTAAACCATATGGATTGTATGTTGTAGGTCTATATCTTCTTACTAATGGTTGTCCTTCAAAGTTATCACCAGGTCTAATTGGTGCCGTTTGTGTTCTCCAACTACTCACATTATTTTGTTGTGGTATAGATGGTTGAACTCTTATTTGAGTTGATTGTGATTGTTGAGATGTGTTTGTTCTCCAACTTGATACCTGTGAGAAAGATATCATTGGGATAACCAACAATAACATTAATAATTTTTTCATAATCTATTTAGTGAATACACCTTTTTTAATCATCTTGTCTAAAATATTTGCACATGCTATATCCAATGCTTTCTTAGTTGAAATACTAATAGTTGATTGGTTAAACTTAATTGGGTCTATTGTTGCGTCTGATAATAAAGTTAATTGTCTATTAGTCTTTGCTTCACCCAATCCACTTGCTGCTATAATTGTTCCGTTCTCTGCATTTGTAAATCTAACTTGCAAACCTAAACGAGTTACTAAATTATCTTTAATACCATCTTTTAAGTTAATAGTTTCATCTTCACTAACGGAGTAATCATAAACTTCAATCTCTACAAAGTAATGTGCTAACTTAATCTTTCCTCTACCATCTATTTTGTTTTCAGAAATACCAGCTTGAGATGCCTGATATTGTTTTACCATTCTATTTTTAATCTCAGTCTTATCTTCGGTAAATTCAAATCTATTAAGGTTGTCCAAATATTCTAATACGATATTTGCAACACCCAATCCAACTCTCTTTTCTTTTAGTTCAGGATACATTTCATATACCTCATCACCAATACCACATTTTAGGATTTGAATGTTCTTTTTAGGGCCATCGTAATCCATGTATTGAGAGATGTCTCTTTTCTTTTCGAAATCTGCTTTGAAATCTTCTGTCTTAGTGCTTCCTATCGTTTGAGCAACACCCACAACACTGCTTAACAAACAAAAACTTAATAATACGAATAAACTTTTCATACATACTTATCTTTTGTATAAATATAGATTTTCATCGTTATCAATACAAATAGCTGACATATTCTCTACCCAATCTCCACTATTAACATATCTTTTACCATTTATCATTCTATCTTCGGGTTGATGTATATGACCACACATCACCCCATCACATCCTTTTTTGGTAGCCATAGATAATGCAGTTACTTCAAAATCGTTTATGTAGTTTGTTGCAACCTTTACACCTGCTTTTATTTTTTGTGATATAGACTGATATGGAAGCTTTCTCCACTTTCGGTAGTGATTGTACCATCTATTCAAAGTAAGTGCAAAATCGTACCCTATTGCCCCTATTTTGGACAACCACTTATACTTTGTAATAAACACATCAATCACATCTCCGTGAAATATGTAATACTTTTTATGACTTAATTCCAAAACATAATCTTCTCTAATTTCAATACCGCCAAAGTGACTACCAATAAACTCTTGTATGAATTCATCATGATTACCTCTTATCCAAACTAATTGTGTTTTGTTAGATAACTTTAATAACTTACTGATTACTTTGGTATGTTGTTTTTTCCATTTTGTACCTCTATTTAATGCCCACCCATCTATTATATCTCCATTCAAAATTAGTAGGTCAGTTGGATGTTCCTCTATAAATTGTATAAACTCTTCAGCCTTACTATCCTTTGTTCCTAAATGTAAATCAGATACTATAATTGCTTTATATTTCATGTCCAATATTGATGGTGATGTTTGAAAAACTCTGTATTGTTTCGGTTGATGTAGCATTTTATACTTAATATAAACATGTAAAAAAATCCTTTGTTCTTAAATCTTCTTGCAGATGTCCATACTCCTTTTGTATTATGTATTTTCATTACTTCTGCTTTTTGTGAAACCCAATAATCTTCTGCAAATAAATGAGTTTCATCATATCCACCTGTTTTCCAATATGCTTCCGTTTTCCACAATTGAAATCCACCAATTGCGAATGGTGTTCCTAATAGATTACTCAATTGTTGCTGAATATCAAATAAACGGAATATCCAATTAAATCCAGTTTCGGTTTGAAATGGTACAGTCACTAAATCCGTATTATATGCCAAGCACTCACCTAATAAGAATTTATTTTGTAACATTATGTCTGCATCTAAAAATAATACATACGGAGTGGTTACTAATTTACTACCTTCTAATCTTGCCTTTGCAGGAAACCCACCTTTGATTAGTTCAATATTTAGTGAATATCGGTAGTTATCCTCCGTATATTGTAAAAAATTTAAACTATCCTCCTCATCGGAAGTATCTGCAATAATAACTCTAGTTCCTGCGAACCCCACTTGCTTTGCAATAAATCCAATACACTCATATATGTTATCTTTTTCATTTTTACAAGGTATTACTATCGTTAATAAGTTATTCATATACATAAATAAAAAACCCCCACATAAAGTGAGGGTTTCTATATTAAGAAATTGTTATCCTAATTCTTCTTCTTTTTTAGGTTCTTCTACTTTTTTGCTAGTAAATTTATCCAAAGTATCTGCACCCATACCGATAGCAGTAATTACCATTACGGCATTTACTAATTCAGCTGCTGGTTTGAAATGGTCTTCGGTAAATGAATTAGCTAACATTGTTCCACAAAGGAATAATGAACCTATAAATGCGATTACTGGTTTTACGGAAATTGCACCTCTTTCGTCTTTGAAAATGTCAATTACCCATTCTTTAAATGTCATAGTTTTGTTTTTAAAATGTTTATAACTATGTAACCTATTTATCTTTTTTAATTTTTAATGCCTGTCTAATTAAAAACGATATTAGTCCTATAAAGAATACTACCGTTCCTATTTGATACCATATTACCATTTTGGTGCTTCTTCTTTAAACTCATCACCTTCTTTCTTTTTAGGTTTTGGTGCTGCAGTTGCAGGAGTTGCACTTTTTTCTTTGATGATTACAGTTTTACCACCTGCTGCTTGTTGTTGAGCCGGCATGTTGATGTTGATTGATTGAGGTTGAACTTGTTTATCACTCTCTTTTGGTTTTTGTAAGTAAGTCATTAAAAATGCTCCACCTGCAGTTACCAATGTACCAACTGTACCAATCATAGTTTTTTTCAAACCACTCATAGTTCCGTCATTATGTTTTTCGTTTTTAGCCATTGCAGCTTCTTCCGATGTCTTTGTTGTTTTTGTTGCCTTTGCCATATTATATTTTATTAAAATCTGTTATTCCTAATTGATTAATATTATCCTGTGAATGCTTTAGTAAATCCTTCAGGACAAGTTTTTGTACATATCAAATCTGCAATAACCGGTGCAAATGCTGCTCCAATTGCAATACCAACTCCAGCTGGTGTTGCCCACAACGCTGCAGAATCTAAACTTTTAGCTAAACAATTTGAAATTATATTTTTTAATAATGTATGGTCAATACTATCACTTACATACGGTATTAGTAAAAATGCATTTGTTATGATTTCACTCATTTCTCCTACTACCGCAACTTTAACAGCCATACTAGTAATAGTTGATGCCATTGCTGATAGAGTAGTTGATGTTGCCACCGCCGTTGGGTTTGCCGGCTCTGGCGTAAATGCGTAAACAATTCCCGCTGAAATAGCTGCGGTTACCACTATATTACAAGCGTTTTTGTCTGCCCATTGGTATGCATCGTATACACCATCTTTTACTTCTTCATAACCTTCTTTAATTACGGACTCTATTTGATTTCCAATATTAATCAGTACCGGTGCTACTTCTTCTTCCCATTCTCTACCGGTCACATCTTCAATTCTATGATTTGTTTCAGGATGGTCATGAATATATCGTATTGCTTTGTCGGTAAGTCCCCATGATTCACATGTTGAACAAGGGCCGTCGCCACCAAATCCATACCATCTTACATTGTTATCTCCGCAATCTGAGCGATGATATACTATTCCGTCTCCGTTTCTGTCTGCCATTTTATTTAGTTTTATATTTTATTAAAATCTGTTATTCCTAATTGATTACCTTTGTTATCAAATAATGCAATTCTATATGCTGATGATGGTAATGCGGTTGTATATACTTTTAATACATTATCACCTGCTTTCACATCACTTGTTGACTTTGATACTACACGATTAGATATGTCAAAAATCTTAATAGTCACTGTTTGTGCTACTTCACTTTTAACATTCATAGATACTTGTGATGTTACAAATGGTGTTTCCAATTTAATACCACTTACACTATTAATTGCTAATTCCGATGGGATTTGGTTTATCAATATTACATCGTTTGTTTTTCTACAACTTAGCAATACCAATGTTAACAAAAATCCTAATCCTAAAATTTTATCTAATTTTCTCATTTTACTTTACTATTATTATTGTTTTTCCTACTTTACTTTTGTTTTCATCCTCCAATAACAGATATAAATATTTAACTGATAACGATTTAGTGTATATTTTCTTTTTATTTATTCCAATTTTACCATTAAACCTTTCTCTTGTCAAAACTTGGTTGGTCGTACTATCGCCCATTGTTAGAGTATATATACCATTTTTTGTTAAATCAAATTGTATTTCTTGTCCGTTATCAATAGTGTTTTTGGCATTATTGAATACATTTGTTGTTACAACAGGTGTTATCACTACTGGTTCTACTTTTCTACACCCAATTAAAGTCAATGCTAATATGAATAATATCTTTTTCATTAAAATTGAAAATTTGTTCCTATCATAAATAGAATTGGGTTACTCTTTTTATATCCAACCGACTCACTTAATTTATCCCAAGTTGTATTATATCTGATGTTAGTGTTTAATATAAATCTTTTGGTTATTTTCCAATCAATAGATGTACCACAATATAAGTCCAAATTGAAATCATCAAAGTATGCTAAATCCGATGTAGTACCATCTTTGAATACTTTGTAGATATCACTCATAGCAAATATTTGTGGTGAGATGTTTACTCTTTTTGTTTTGAATGTATATGTGTACATTGCCATACCCCTATAAGTTATTTGAGATGCTGCCGGTAATATTGGATATATATTTTTCACCCAATTGTAATTTTCATCTACTGTATATTTTCCTTCCCACTCACCTTCGTATGAATTCCAAAATGATTTTGATGCAATTAAACTATATCCAAATGTTCCCCATTTTTTAGTTCTAAATACATCTATGAATGATAAGGTAATATCTTTTTGAAAATTAAAGTCGGTTGAATAGAATGATTGTAATGTAGTAGTTCTTGTATCCGTATTTCTACTAAAACCATAACCTACTCCATAGTAGTTCCATATAGGATTTATTGATGATGCAAATGAGTGAGCCCATTTACCATTATTTGATGACTTACTATATCCTAAATTTAATGTAGTAGATACTTGCTTTCCAATTATACCTACTGAAAGGTTTGATGATGATAGGACATCTTTTGAAAAATCAATATAAGACTCTAATATTCCTAAGTTATTCATATTACCACTTTCTCCAAATAATTCTTTTGGTGATAATTGTAGTGTATCAGGTTTTTGTATTTGTCCAAAAGCTTTATCTGTAATTAAACAAGCAAATATAAATGCTATAAATACTATTAAATGTCTCATTAGTTTATTTTTATTTTTAGTGTTTTTCCATCTTTATTAACTGCGTCCGTTGAACCTATTGAAATTAAACCCAATATGTTATCCAATTTTGTGTTTGACGAAAATGAAATCTTATATGTTGTTGTCTTATCTAAACTTGTACTACCATCACTTACCAACGAACCCAAATTGATGTAATCACCCTTATCACTTGCATAGTTAGTAGGTGAACCATTTGTAGTAAATTGTATTCCTTTGAACTTTAAGACCGAATTATCATAGTTTAATTGGAATTGAGTACCTACTACATTTTGTCCTAATGGGTCTAATGTAATATATGCATAAATACTATCACCAATTATTTCCGTCATTATAGATGCGTTAATATCGGTACTAACCACATTCATAGTTTTAATACTCATTGTAGTAATACCATTTGACTTAGGTGTTGTTGAATGTGATATGTTTACATCACCTTTCCAAGCCATTGTTAAGTTTAATGTATCGGATGCTTTACCTGTGTTTATATCAAATGAATACCCACTACCCAATGGTGTTGTAAATGTTGTCCAATTAGATTTACCAATACTATCATATTTTGTTTGTGGTATAATTCTCATTGTTTTATTTAAGTTGAATGTATCTACTAATGTTTTTGCACCTGTCAAATTTTGTAGTAATGCAAAACAATCCTTTTCATTAAAATATCCATCATCATTTATATCTGCATTCTTATACTGAATACCATATGTAAATTCGTTACCACTTTGATTTCCAAATATACCACCATTTGCAAATTCCTTAAATGCCAAATAAACATCCGACACCGTCACAATACTATTATATAAAGTTGATATTGTATTTGTAGTTGTTACGGATATTGATTGAGGATTATATGCCATTACTGATGCAAATGTTACCTCACACTTAAATGCGTAGTATCCATTACCATTTCTAATATATTGAGTATTGGTTGATGTTCCATTGGTTACTTTTGGTAGAGATGAGGGGATAGTATAATTTGACCATGTTCCATCATTACTAATATAAGTTACATTACCATCATAAACATCTAATAAATTTATTTGAGAAACCGATGATGGTGTTGTATTACCAAATTTTCTCATATCAATGTGTAATGTGCTTGTTGTTGCACCTAAATCAATATATGACCATTCAACTTCTCCACCTACAATTGTTCCCTTAGTTCCGCTTGATATTTTAGTACTATCTAATGATGTTGTTATGTCAACCAAACCTGCAGAACTTAGTGCCGAAGCTACTGCAAATGTTGTTGCTGTTAGATTGGTATTCAAATTAAAATTTGCTACTGCTTTTTTAGTTGGTGTACTATTGATATTTGTTACTTCTTCATTCCAATATGAATATGAATTTGGTGCATTTGGTCTTGACCATCTTACATAAAGTGCATCACCCCCACCATATTCTTGATATCTAACAACTATCTTATACCTTGTACCAGCAACCATATTTGTTGAACCATAATAATATGCATAGGAAGCATGTCCACCATAGAAAGTTGTTATCATTGTTCCATCTACGGATAAATCACTTGCATCATCTGAATTAATACCAAATGAATAACTACCCGTTTGTGTTGGGATAAACCAAAATTCAAATTTAATTGCGTAAAAATCACCTCCCCAATGTGGTGTTCCGGTTGAACCATTACACATAGTTGCGAGAGTAACTTCTCCTGTACTTGTTATGGTTGTATTTGAATTTGCTGTGTTTAATATATTGTCAAATTCGGCTGCCGTATATGGAAATTGTAGGTATTGGTTTGTTACCCCCGTACCATTATGTGTTTTGTAAGAGGTATAATTAACATAACCCACTCCTGATTGAGAGTAGGTTACGAATGATAATATTGTTAAAAGGAATGTAACTAATAATTTTTTCATTACTCAACTATTAAGTTAATCTTATTTCCGGCTCCATCAACTGCGTCAGCTAAAACTGTATAGAATAAACCTGCAGTATTTGTTATAGTTTCTTTTGGAATAAATGTTAATTTGTATGGAGTACCTATTCTAATTCTACCTACTTTTGTCTGGTCCATAGAACCAAATGTTAATCTACCATCTCCGTTTGTTGAAAAGTTAGTTACACCTGCTCCTGCGTCAAATAAAATATTGTCAAAAGTTAATTTAGTATTATCGTATTGTAAGATTACCTCTAAACCCGCTAATCCCTCTCTTGTCAATGTTCCTGTCAATACTACTTTACCATTCACAATTGTAGATGCCAAACCTAATTTAGCTTCCTCAATCGTTGGTGTATATGACATTGATTGAACTCCAAATGATTTAATTGTTGCTGTATTATCTTTTATTGAATTTGCATAAGTACCGGCTGCAATTCTACTTGCAATTTCGGTTAGAGAAGATGAGTGAGAAAAATCTAAATCACCATTCCAAGCAAAAACCATATCTACAACCTGTGTTGGTGATGTTACTATTGTTATATATTTGTTTGTACCATCTAACCATCCTTGATTTAATAATGAACTACCATAACGAAGTGATGTTGCGGTAGATGATGGGATATATGCTTGTGTACTCACATCTATACCCATTACATGTGAAAATAAATAATATGCGTCTGTCTCATTGTAAATACCTGTACCAGCTCCGTCATCTTTAGATACATTGGCCATTATTCTTTCTCGATTATATTGGAAAAAGTTTTTTGTACCATTAATGTCAGTTTGAGCAATACCTAAAAATGCTTTATATGCGTCGGATACTGTTATAATATTATTCATCCATGTTTTAGCGTTTGGTGGACTTACCATTAACCCAATCGTATCCCCAACTTTAATTTCAGTAGTAAATGTTGCTTCACCACTTGCATCTAATTGTTTATATGCCAATGTAGAAGTACCCCAATTAACATCAGTTTTAGTTGCGTTTAATTGTAATAATGAAATTCCATGGTCGGCAATATTATATCCGGTTGGAAACAAAACTCTTACTTTGAATTGAGATGTGTTACCTGTTACATTTGTTAATGACATTGTACCTGGGTCGGTTGTAATTGGAGTAATGTATGCACTTGTTGCGTCAATTGAATAAGATAAGTCTAATTTATGAATGTTTGTATATTCACCCAAATCTTTAATTACATATTTTTGAGTTGCAATATCTCCGTTGATTGATGCATCTGTTCTTTGTACAGTCAATTGACCAACATTCCAATCTGCGTTAGTTGCGTAACCCCATGGAGATATTAGATATTGTGCATACAAATCTTTAGCCGTAATACTATTTGCCGTACTTGCTGTAAATTTATATGATGTCCAACTTGTGTAATATGTTTGTACCGATGTTCCTTGTGAGAATGTGGTTGAAACATATGCTAATGCTTTATTGTTGAATTGATATCTCAACCAAAAATATCTTGGTGTAGTTGTACCTCTTGCAACTGTATACTTTACTGAAATAGTATCACCAACCTTTAAACCTGTTGTAGGCGTTACTGATTGGTTTATTGTTAATTGTGCATTTGACGATATGGATATTACTAGTATTCCAAGTATCGTTAATAGTGTTTTTATCATTTTTTTTCTCCTAATAGTTTAGTGATTAATTTGTCAGAAGCCTTTTTAAGTGCGTTACTCAATGATGTCTGATTAAATTTACCACCCTCATCTACTATAAGAGTTGACATTGAGATTTCTGACGAGCTTTCCTCTACTATAACCTCTTTATCTTTTTTACCATCTTTGTATAATGTTCCTCTCAAACGAATTACCACCGTTTCTTCTCCACTATGAAAAATAGAAACATTTTTCTTTGTAGTCAAAACATCCAAATATATAATTGAAACTTTTAATCTTTGTGTTGCATCAGTTGCAAGGTCTAATCCTCTTTCCTGTAAATACTCTTCTAAAATATTCTTAACACCAAACTCCAATTTTCTATTTCCTGCTAACTTACCAATTTTAACTTCGTTGGTAACACTTTCAACCCAAATATGTTCTTCGGCGTTGTACATTATATTTTCTGGACTATTTTTAAATCTTCCATCAAAATGCCAACTAAACCAATTCGATACCGCTTGTGTGGTTTCGGTTTTACCTGACATTTCCAAAGTAATCATTACTACTTCAAATAATAATGCACTTACAACCCATAGACCAACAAAACCAATAAGAAACTTTTCAAAATAGTTCCTTGCGTTACTTTTTAGATGCAATAACTTTGCTTTCATATATACTCGTTTTTACTTTTACGAATATAAATATAAAATAAGTCATTATAAATAGTATTATTCTATATTATCTTTTCCAAATGTATTCAAAAAGTGATGTAATGGTGTCCAAAGACAATATACTCCAACTGCTTCTAAGAATGTCAATTTTGGTAATGCTGGTATCAATTGTGTTAGATACGATATTGCTAAACCTATAACACAAGTGACGATAATAACATTTAATGTAATTTTTAATTTTTCCATATAACTAATATACGAAAATTATTTCAATACACCAAATTTATGCCAACAAATGATAATATTCTTTGAAATGTTTGATACGGTCAGGTAATCCAATAGTTCCACCATTTACTCTTTTAGTAATTTTTGTAACAGTATCATCGTTTGCACCACCATCAGCCATTTTATGTAAACCATTCTTATTAAAGAACCATGCTGCTGAAGCCAATGCGTACTTACTTGCTACTAAATCAGGGTTTGCAACACAATCTTCACCGATTGATTTAGTGAATGCTGTATAATTTTCTTTTCCTGTTAATTGAATAAATCCTCTACCATGAAACTTCCAACCTTCACCACTTGCTTCTGCTCCGTTACCCATTCTACCACCATATACTTTGTTGGCAATTTTCTCTGGTTTTCTTTCGTATGGAACCGCTGACTCTAATGTTGGGAAATATTTTTTAAAGATACCATTCAAACCTTTAGCTGAATAGTTTAAGTTTTCTTGTGTTAATTTAAATCCACCACTTTCATGTCCGCATTGTGCTAAGAAATGAGCCAATCTTAATGGAGTATTGATTTCAAACTTAGATGCTACTTCTGGTATCATTGCTATAACACTATCAGGAATATGTCCTTTTAATGTATCTAACTTTAATCCGGTTGTATTTGTTACAGGAGTTGGTTTTGGAGTTAAGACTTCTGCAGGAGTTACTGGAGCTGTTGCTTCCGTAATACCCATAATTTTATTCCATGTAGTATTTCCTACAATACCATCTGGAGTTAAACCATTTTTTAATTGAAATGCTTTTACTGCATCTTCGGTTTTAGGGCCGTAGTTACCAATTGCTTCTAAACCTAATTTTGTTTGTAATTGTTTGACACTTTCGTTATTGTCACCTCTTTTTAATAGCATATTATATTATTTTAAATTATTATCTACAAGTATTCTGGAATAAATACTATCACAAATTATTTTATGTCCTTCTAATACCAAATGATTATCACCATAATTTAAATTTTGTGGTGCAAAGTAGTTTGATATTACTAATTGTGGTTGGTGTTTACTTATATCATCCGTTGAAGAATATTCTATACTATCATATATCAATGGAACATAATATTTTGATAAACTATGATTTAATAATGGTTCTACTGCATCTTTAGGATAACATATTATAAATGTTTTAATATTTGATTTTTCTAATTCTAATACAAATTCATATAATTTATCATAAAAATACTGATACGAATCAAATATTATATCATCATTAGCTAATCCAAATATTTCCTTTTCTTCTCTTATAATAGATGCATCACTTATTCCAATAGTTTCACCATTTGGTAATTTAAAAATAATTGGGTCTCTGGAAAAATCGGTAATTTGTATTATAAAAGTTTTATAGTTTTTTAAATTTTCAGTATTATTGTAAAAATATTGAGCTTTAAGTAAAGATTGATTATTTGAACCACCATTCTTTGCCTGAGTAATATGATTTACATTCAATTTTTTAGCTAATTGTGCTGGCCATCTGTTTTCTTTAATAAAATTTAATTGACCATCATCCAATGTTTTAAATGCGTCTGGAAATTGTGGTCTTACTTTTTTCCATACTACTGAATCTAATCCTGAAAAGAATTGTAAAGATTCACCCCATGTAAAAGAGCATCCTACTGCAAATATATTATTTTCTTTTGTCATCGTATGTTTTGTTGAATTTTTTAAGAGTTTCCATTGCCATCACTTGTTGTCCTAAAACACCGATATGCCCATCTTGTATTTTACCACCACTTTCGTCAGTCATAGTTGCTTTATAATTTTTATAAGAATCTTCCGCACCTATATACTTTTCATCAAATTTTATAAAGTATGGTTTTTTTATAATTTCAATTTCATCTATATTTGGAGAATCTGGAGATTTTAAACACCAAAATACAACATTTTTTGTTTTTAATAAACCTATTAATTTTTCAAATCTATTAAGTTGTCTATGTTCGTATGCTGGTAATCCTGCAAAGTAAACTGCAAAGTCTACTAATGTTTCGTGTTTGTGGTCGGTCATATCGTCGTCACCTATTAGGTTTACTTTAATATGTCTACTATCACCATATCTAACGATTGTGTGTAAGAAACTAAATGAACTTTTATGTGGAACATCAAATCTACTATAATACGCAGCTTGGATTACAATATAATCGTTTTCTCCAATCTTGTCTGCGTTATTTAAGATGGTGTCTAATATATAATCATTAGATGCACCCACATTAGCATGATTATGTAGTTCTAAATTTAATTCATCTGCTACAATTTCACACCAATATCGTTTATCAATATCATCGGATAAAGTGACTTCATAAAATGGGTCGGAATCATTAAAGCCATGCCCATGTGAAAAACTATCACCAAAAATCCATAACTTATTCATAACAATTTATTTTTTTCTATTTTTTATTAAATCAATGTGGCCATTTCCTGCAGTTGATACCACTTTATATCCTTTATTTTCGTAGTCCTTTGTTTTACGAATTAAATTTTCATCTCTAGCTGCGTTGAATGAATCAGATACTTTACTTACACCAGTATTTTTATCGTTATAATCTGCAGGGAATGATAATCTATATAATATTTTTTTATCTTTTTTGTTTGGTTTGTCAAAATTGCTAATAGGTGGAAATCCTGCTTCTTTTGCTGATTGTTGTAAAAAATTCTTACCATCGTCATCCAAATACTTAGATGGATTCATACTATCTAACCCCTCACCTTGTCCAACCATACTTGCCCAATTGCCCGCCATAATAATATTATGTGGTAATCCGGTTTTCTTTTTTTGATATTTATATAGTAAAGATTGGTCATTGTGGACATCTAAATCTGCCCCATCCCAACTATCATTTTCCATATTTGGAAATGATTTTTTTAATTCATTGTGGATATATTCTTGTTCACTACCTGGAACATAATTATTATCTTTGTCACCACCTTCACCCATAAATACAATTTTATCATTTGGTGAATACATTTTTTTAACATCATCTACCACTTTTTTGGCACCTTCAATATCATCATGTTCTACACCAAAAATAGTTGAACCCTTTTTAGTTTGAATTGTTCCCATTTCCTCACCATTAGAAGAAACTCTTTTGGATGGTTTAGTATTTACTTTTTTTTTTCTGGAGATTGGTTTTGAGGTGTACCCGACCTCTGTCCTGCTACTGCGGCTTTCTTTTCAATACCAATGTGGTCTGCATACTTATTTGCTCTGTTTACCAATGGTTTTATAGGTTCATCTATTATGTTTACCTTCATAGGAATTGGCTTATCAGGATTTTTTGCATTATATGCAACAATTGCTGCCCATCTATGGTGGCCATCTAATACATAACCATCATTAGAAACATATATAGGTGCTGTTAAACCTGGGTCATTGGGATTTTCTTCAAGTCCTTTATACATACCTGCAACTTTATCACCAACCATATTCTTTTGAGTTGCTTTTAATCTATCCGGTGGAACATCATGTGGGCCATCTACTTTAATACCATCTTTTACTAATAGTTCTTTAAAGAATGCTTCACCATCAACTTCACCATTTTTATTTTTTGGTAATTTAGATGCTGGTGAACCAGGTCTTGCATCACCTTTGAATTGAGGCATATCGTTTCTATCTATACCTAAATTATCTTCACAATATATATTTGACCCTGGAATTGATACATCACAAAGATTAAAGAATTCTGGTTTTTCACCATTTGCTTTTGCCTTATCGGTCATTGCAACCAAAGCATCAATTTTAGTTGCTACTTCCATTTTTTCCATCGGACTAACTTGGTCTAATGTTTTTTTAGATGTATCAATGCCTGGCATTAAGTTTTTCAACTTCATATCATCTGCACCAGGTCTTTGTGGTTTTTCTTTTTCTGCATTTTTTTCTGCAGAACTTTGAAAATCTTTACCACTTAATTTTCCTGGAGGAGGTGCTTCACCTGGTTGAGGTTGTGTAGGTTGTGCTTTTGGTTTTTCTCCTGCTTTCGGTTTTTCTCCTGCTGCGGGTTGTGCCGTTGGTTGTTGAGGTTTTGCCTGTGGGTTAACACCTGGCTTTGGTGTAGATGGTTCTTGTCCTACTTTCGGAATGACACCACCTGACTTAGCTTTAGTTTTTTCAATCTCAGCAGGGGTTGCTTTATCGTGTTTATCGGGGTCCATTTGTTGTACAGTATATACATTACCCGTCTTTTTGTTTTTGACGATATCCTCTTCCTTTAATAAAAAAGATTTATTTATTAATGATTTAAGCTTTATCATATTATCTACCTTGTCCTCTGTATCGTTTTGGTTTTGGAGTATGTTTGTTGTAACTCTTTTGTCCAGAACCTGGGCCAGTCTTTCTTGTACCAAATGAGGTTTTGTTAGAACTAGCTGCTTTTGCTTTTGCCATTTTTAGTTATTTTCCGATTTACTTTACTTACTTTTTTGTTGTCTTAGTTGCTTTGTTTGCAGTTACATTTTTAACTTTAGTTTCAACTTCTGCTACGACTTCTTTAGCTTTTGCAGTTGCTTTTTTAACTTTAGTTACTTCCGTTTTAACTTTAGCTGCTACTTGAGGAGCTTTAGTTTCAACTTCTGCTACAAATGACTCAACTTGACTTTCAATACCTTCTACTTTAGAGAAAAGGTTTTTGATAAATGTGAATAGTCCCATTTTGTTTTTGTTTTGTTTATGATTAAATATAAATATTAAATTTTTTTGGAAAATGTTTCTCCATAAAATTCGTAATTTTTGTGTATAGATTCTTCATCGTTAAAATGTAATGCTTCTTTTTCATCTCTGTAAATTGCGTCAACAGGACATTCAGGAATACATGCACCACATTTTATACATACATCAGGATTGATATACATTTGTTTGCCCACCTTATCTTCATCACTCATCCCTGCTACTTCCTTGCCCAATCCGTCTATTATTATAGGGCCATTAATACAATCAACAGGACACACTTTTACACAACTTGTATCAATACATCCAATACAATCTTTTCCTATAATATAGCTCATTATTTATCCATTAATAACCACGATGATGATTGTATTTTATCACCCAATCCAAATACCATTTTAATTCCCAATTTTTTACAAATATCACCTTCTGCAATCGTTTGTTCTGTCTGGTCTCCACCATTGGTAAAAATGAAATTCTGAAATTCATCTTTGTATAACATATGTATCATTTCGATGGATTTGTCAACTTGTCTATTATTTTTATCTATTGCAACTACTGCCCAATCTACCGGTTTTAATGTTTCTATAACAAGTTTCCTTTCATCCTCATTCATAAACTCTTTAGACCCTTTCATCTCTCTTTGAATATCATTATTTACTATTACAAAGAGTTTATCACCAAGCTCTTTACTTTGTGTTAAATAGTCTATATGCCCTTTATGAACGGGGTTGAAATAACCACTTGTTATGACTAATGTTTTAGTCTTCTCCATATAATGAGAATCGTTTTACAGGTTTTTCTACTTCTTGTTCTTTTATGATTTCAACAGTTCCGTTACGAGCTTCTATATAAAAGTTAGTATCTCCGTTTTCTTGATACCAACCTTCTAATGCATCGGTTAGTGATGGATATATGGTTTTACTACCATCTGCGAATACCCATCTATCTCCAGGTGGAACTCTTTTAAGAACTAATTCTTTTTCTTCTTTAATTTCTGTTTCCATTTTTTATTAAATTTAATAGTAAATCCTTTTTATCATAACTATTTAACATAGTCTTAAATAATTCTACATTTTTTTGTAATTTATGGCCATATTTTTTTACTAAATAACTATGAACTTCTTCGTTTGTTTTATATTCTTCTTTTAATTTTTTCAAATACAATGATGCATCTATCAAAGATTGTTCAATGTGTGAATAAGATGGCAAATTGTCCATATGTGGTATTTCCAAAGATTCATCATAAAATTCCGAATTTAAAAACCAAAATCCCATACCCATCAAATGTTTGTATAAATTCGTAGGGCCGTACCATATAAAAAATATATTTTCTTCTGAGAAACATATTGCTTTTAATGTTTTTTCCGTAATGTATTGTCTACCATACATTTTATTACCCGTTGCAGGGCCTTCTACATTAGCAGTAGCGTATAGTGTTTCAAATACAACATTACAAACTGATGTTGTAAAATCCATATAAGATGAAATGTGAGTATTACCCCAATGGCCAAATGTAATATATGATTGAAATAATACTTTTTGATTATATTCATTTGATTCATATGATACAAAATCATCACCCATAACATTTTTTATTTCGTCATATAAATGATTTCTATGATTTTTATTTAAATTTAATCCGTTGGTTGGTCTATGGTATATTCCCAATAAATTTTCTTTTTTATCAAATTTATAATAATTTAAAAAATTATAACCATAATGATAATAGAAAAATATCAAATTTATAATTGGGTCATAAAAAAAATTAGGATGTTCAAATGAAATAGATGCCGATGATATACATATATTTCCGGCATCTAAATATTCTAATAATTCTTCATTTGTAATGTGATAATTTTCTACAATTTGTGTTTGTATCAATTTATCAAATCCTTTGAAATCTTTCCACTCATTAAATGTATGAAATAATTGTATTTTATAATCACATTTTCCTATAACTTCTACATCTTTTGAAAATACATATTCATCATCTTTGTAAAAAAATGTAAATGTATTTGAACCATTTTCTAAATCAAATTTGGTTTCACAAAATGCATGTAGTATTGCTACACAATCTTCATATGCTCTATATAGTAGGCCGATTTTCATTAAAATACTTCAATGATGTTTGTTTCTGATACTTTTACTACTTCATATTCAAGCTTCACTGCTTCTTCTACGAATTTGTTTACTAACTTAGCTTCTGCTTCTGTGCAAGACAATGCATCTACTAAATAATTTTCTTTTTGTTTTTTGATTTTGCCTTTAGCATCTTCTACTTCGATTGCTACCTGTACTGAATAATACTTTGCCATAACTTTTGTTTTTTGTTTGTTAATAAATAAATATACGAAATATTTTTGACATTACCAAAAAATCCCCCACTTCTTAGGGTGAGGGATTGTGAGTATATTTGACTGCGTAAATTTTAATTACTGCTTTTAGTCTCTTCTACTGAAGCCTGACGATAATCTGTAACTACTTTTTTTAAGTCACCGATTAAGGTTCTTGCATTCTTTTGTGATACTTTTGTTGTCTTGTTGTGTTCTTCTTCGAACTTATTAAACAATTCTTTCATTGTTTGAAATAGTTCTTCTTTTTTACTAGCCATAATTGCTGTTTTTTGTTTTGTTATTAAATATAAGAAAGATTTTTGATATTACCAATTATCTTCCTCTTTTTTGACGAATTTCTAATTCTTTTAGATAGTGTGCTTTCCAATGATATTCAACTGATATGGGCCCATTCCTAAATTTCTTCAAATCATACTTCCAGATGGATTTTGATTCTTCATCTTCAAATATGTATTCAAATTTTGTTGGTTTTTCCGTTTTACTTAAGTTTTCTTTAGATGGTTTTAGATTCATAATCGAAATATTGTGGATAACTTTTTATAATATGTTCTGCAAATGCATCATTCATTTTTTTACTCCAATGAAAATCATCTTTTATACCCAGTTCACCATCTGATTCATTAAATAAAATATGATGTGATTCCCAAAATCCTAGTATTTCTTCTATTTTAGCACGAGTTAAAATTTCTGGAATATCCCATTCGTTTGTCCAACTCCATATTATAATTTCAAATGGAAAGTATGATTTAAATGATTTAAACATTTCCTGAAAACTATTTTTAACTGCATCCGATGAGTTTATTATTGTAAGTAAATTCAAATTAAATTTAAAATTTTCATCTAATAAATCTTTATCTGAAATTCCTGTTAGTGGTTGTTCTAATATATGTTCAGGATTTTCTAATGTATATTGTCCAAATCCAACAAAATAATCTAAATATTTTCGTTTATCTACATTATGACAATATTCATTTGAATGTTCTACATCCATTAAACCGGTTTGTAATGGCAATCTTACTCTTCTTAAAGTTGGTAATGTTAAAATTACTAAATCGTTTTCTTTTATATTTTTTAAATTTCTTAAAAAGATATCAACAATAGTTTGTACATCTCTACTTCCATAGGATGAAACTTGGTAATTTCCATCAAATTTGTCGGAAATAGTTTTAACCCAGGCATTATCATACATCCCTGCAAAACTATCACCAATAATCCAAAGTTTTCTATTCATTATTTTGATTCTTCATCTTCAAATATGTATTCGAATTTTGTCGGTTTTTCCGTTTTACTTAAGTTTTCTTTAGAAGGTTTTAGACTCATAATCGAAATATTGTGGATAACTTTTTATAATATGTTCTGCAAATGCTTTGTCCATCGTATCAGTCCAATGGGGGTCACCTTGAATTCCAGATTGACCATCGGTTTTAAGCCAAACATCAGATAGAGTTTCCCAAAAACCCAATTCGTTTATTATCACATCTTTGGTATTTACAATAGAAGAATCTAATTCATTTGCCCAACTATAATATATCAATTTAAATGGAACATATAGTTGTATAGATTTTAATATCATATTCCAATTATCAGTAAACACTTTTGAACAATTAATCATTTGAGTTATATTAGCAAAATTTAGTATTTTAGATTTTGAATAATTAGACTCAAAGACTTCAAAATCTAATTCATCTAATGGTGATTCTAATGTGAGTTTGCTTTGTCTTTCAATTTCTTGTGCCGTAGTTGCAATATTTGATGTAAGTTGTTCATTGCCAAGCATACCAGACATTGGTATTTGATATGTTTCACTATTCAATTCATCTGAAGAATATTCTACATCACAATATGGGTATTTTAATGGTAATCTAAATCTAATTAAACTTGGTAAAAATAAAATTACAACATCATTTGGATTGATTTTGTGTATATTTTGTAAAAAAATATCAAAAATAGTTTGAGTATCTCTACTTCCTTTGGATGATATATACATATTTTTTCCAACAAAATTTTCATACAAATATAATTGCCACGATTCTTTATCATATCGTAAGCTGGTAAAACTATCACCAATTATCCAAAGTTTTTGTTCTGTTCCTTTTGTTTTTCTATTCATTATAATGCAAATGACTCACCACATCCACAGGTACGGGATGCGTTAGGGTTTATAAATTGGAAACCCTTACCATTAAGTCCGTCTGAAAAATCTAATTCAGTCCCGAAAAGATATAGTAACGATTTCATGTCTATTAAGATTTGTACTCCCTTATCTTCTGCAAGAGTGTCTCCTGTTTGTTGGTCGGTATCAAATGAAAGGTCGTATGACAATCCACTACATCCACCACCTTTAACTGCCACTCTAACGAATGGAGTTTTGAACCCACTTTCTTCAATGAGTGAATTTAGTTTTTTTGCTGCACCTTCTGATACTGTTACCATTATGCGTATTTTAGTCCGAAAAATTCATAGTTTTTATGCACCGATACTTCGTCACCTGCTTTAATTGCAATATCCTCATCTTCGTAAATTGCAGAAACAGGACATTCTGGAACACATGCACCACAATTGATACAAGTGTCAGGATTGATATACATTTGTCCACCGGGAAATGCAGCTCTACCATCTCTTTCAATTTCACCACCCGAACCTTCCATATCGATAGGTCCGTGAATACAATCTACCGGACATGCACTTGCACATGCAGTATCCATACAATCAATACAACTATTTCCAATAATAAAACTCATAATTTATTTTTTATACATGTGAGGCGTCGAAGATTATTTCCTCTAATCCGTTTTTTACTCTATAATCGTTGATAGCCGATTTGATAGCATCTTCTGCTAAAACTGAACAGTGGATTTTAACGGGAGGGAGATTTAACTCCTCAACCAAATCCATATTGTCAATTGTTAATGCGGTCTCAATTGTTTTACCTTTTAACCATTCAGTTGCTACCGAAGATGATGCGATTGCTGAACCACATCCAAAGGTTTTGAATTTTGCATCAACAATAATATTATCAATTACTTCTATTTGTAGTCTCATTACATCACCACATTCTGGTGCACCTACTAAACCCGTTCCTACATTTTGTTTAGATTTGTCCAAAGTTCCTACATTTTTAGGGTTTTGGTAGTGGTCTAAAACTTTATCTGAATATGCCATATTATCTGTTTATCTATAAATATACGACAAATTTATTACTTTACCAAATCTTTTAAATAAGAATATTTTTCAAATAAATTAAACTTTCTGGTATTTCTGTCTCATTAAATTTATTTCCAAATTCTAACATTGCTTTTGCACTACTTATTGCTCTAAAATCTATACCCGCTTCATTGTGGTTTTCAGTCCAATCTTCTGTCATATTTACCATATTTATATAATCTATAAAATTTTGAATTTGAGTTTTTAAATTATTAGATTCTATTTTATCTATATTTGAATTATAATAATCTATTATTTCTTTTTTCAAATTAAAATTTACACTATTTAAATATGTCGGCCATCTTACTGGATAAAATTGTACTTGAGAATCATCATTTATATATTTTCTTTTTTTCATTTCTTCTAAAAATTCAAAAAAATGAAAAACATTTAGAATAGATGATGTAAAATGAAAATTATGGCGAAAATTATTAGTATTATTTTCTAATACTAATAAAGTTTCAATATTTTTACAAAAAGTTTCCCAATTAAATCCTGTTCTTATATATTCTCCAATTTCTCCAATGCCATCACATGATATAAAAAAATTTACCATTCCAAATTCTTTTAAAAGTTCAAATACATCATATTTTTTAAATTTTAATAAACTGAAATTTGTGTGTATGTTTAATGTTATTTTGGACTTGTTTTCAATTTTTTCTATAAATTTATACATCTCCGTCATATATAAAGATTCACCACCCGCTATATAAATTTCTTGTAGATTTACAATACTTTCATTTGAAATTCCAAAAGATTTTTCTGCTGTTTTGTATTTATTTTCATCAAAATCCAATCCAACGGATATATTATAATCTCGTTCTTCTTCAATCCACCTTGTTGAATATTGTGAGGAACATGTCCTACATTTAAAATTGCATATATTTGAAGGTCTTATATCTAATTTTATAAAATTTGGTTTTAATTCACCGTCTTTTTTTATACCTTTTACCAAATCTTTAATTTCCCAACCGTTAATGTCTTTATATTCTTTATTTGCTTTTTGTCTATAACTTTCGGAATTTCTACTTTCCATATTATAACAAACTTTACAAATATCATTTTCGACACCATTTAGCATATCATGTCTTAGTTTTTTATACTCTTCTGAATTGAACGCTTCATCAATAGACATTTCATTTAAATTGATATCTTTGATTATTTCACTCATAGTACATGCTCTTGCGTCTCCCATTGGGTACGCATTAAAATGTGAAAATGGTAAAACACATGCTTTATTAAAATTACATTTCTTAATCATATTATCCTATTTGCCAAGTTCTAATTCCTAATTTATTCCAAGTAAATGGTTGATGATACCCCATTTTTAATTTATCCAAAGCTTTGATGACATCGTATTTTGTGTTATTTGGACAATAGAAAAACATAAACCCTCCTCCACCTGCTCCACTTATCTTTCCACCAGTTGCACCTGCTTCCAATGCGGTTTTATATAGTAATTCTATTTCAGGTGTACTAATTCCTTTAGCTAACATTTTCTTTTGTTGAAATCCATAATCCAATATTTCACCTAAATCATCAATTGCTCCTTTTATTAAACAATCTTTCATTAATTTAGCTTGTTCTACTAATGCATGAAGTGATAATGTGGATGTTTTATTTTTGTCTTTCATCTTTTGTACTTGTTCGGTCAATACATCGGAACTATTACGGGTAAAATTGGTAAAATAAAGAACTACATTATTTTCCATTTCATCTTGTACACTATCTTTTATACGAAGTGGATTGACTATTACATCATCACCTTTAAATTCCATATAATTGAATCCACCAAATGCTGCTGCATATTGGTCTTGCTTACCACCATTTTCTTTTAACTCTATTCTTTCAATTTGAATTGCCATTTCTGCAATATCATACTCACCCAATGGTAAATTGAATAATTCCATATAAACACCAATGAGAGAAACTATGAGAGTAGATGAAGTACCTAAACCACTACCTGTTGGTACATCCTGGTTGGAAACTATGTTATATCCAATGGGCTCTATATTATATCGTTTACAAATGTGATTGTGAGTTGCTTTAAACAACTTTAATCCATAAGAACAATCTAAGTCATCACTAAATTCATGCTCCTCAAATTCGTCTTTATTTATCCATTTAAAGGTAACTTTGGTATCATCTCTTAATTCTAAGGATGTGTGAGTAAATAAACGAATAGTAGTATTGATTACAGCACCGGTGTGGTACTTACAATAGTCTGGCATATCCGTCCCGCCACCGCCAAAACTAATCCTGAATGGAACTTTGCTCCTGTATATTTTTTTCTTCATCCTCTGTTATTTGTCCTCCGTTTTCTGCGTACCAATTTTTTACATTTCGTTCACCTACTAATAAGAAAAAGCAATTATAACATAATGCTCTAATATTATCTAATTTTCTATTATTCAAATTTCCATCAAGAAAGTCAATTAACAATGGCATTTTGCTGTCTGTAATTCTTTCTTCACTAAACCCACAACTACTACAAATTTTTGGAATATAACCACTAGCAAATAATTTATTTTTGAATTTAAATAATGGATAGTGTAAATGCTTTCCATCAATTATATCATCTATATCATATTTTTTATTTTTAATATGTTTGGCTTTTTCAATACCAATACCATATGGGTTTTTAAGGTCGTCAAAAACACCATACATCTTTGCGTATTTCTTATATGTGTTATATGATACACCCAATGTTCTTGCGGCTTCAAATGCCGAACGAGATTTTTCTTGTGCTGCTTTGATTTGGGATTCCATTAAAGGTCTTGCACCTAATCCTCTTTTTGTAGTTCTACTATTTTGTAAATTTGGGAAAAACCCCTCTACTTCTTCATTTTCATTTTCCATACTAATAACTATTTAATTATACGAATAAGTATATCAAAAATTATTTTTTATGTGCTTTACTATTTGGTCTGCTATTAATTTTGAACCTCTTATAGAATTATGACCATCAAAACTTACACCATTCGTATCATCACTAAATTTACATTTCATTTCCCTCAAAACCCAACTCATTAAATCATATGTAATTTTATGTTCATTTTTAAATTGTACAGAATTATATGTTATATCATTTTGTATTTTTTCAAAACTTTTAATAGTTCCATATTTTTTATTTAATTTTTTGACTTCTCTAATTCTTTCATCTCCACATTGTATAAATAAAAACTTTATACCTTTTGATTTTAATAAATTTATTAATAAATATAATTTTTGAAAGTCCGATGCAGCTTCTATTCCAAAATCAAAAGATTTATCATACCAATTTTGAATTAATTCAAAATTTTCTTCCTTTATAAAATCAAAATTATCATCACCTACGAAACTACAATATCTTTCCTGATTGCAAAAATAAATTTCTCCTCTACCGATAGGCGGTATTTCTATTAAAAATAAAGTTTTTTGTAAATCTTCATCATTGGTTTCAATTATATATTGAATTGTTTTTCTAAACATTCTATGAGTAGACCCACCAAAAATAGATTCATTTATTAATTCAACACCAAAATCTTCCGCTACTCTATTTGCGTAATTATACTTTTCTCTTACCCAATCAAATTCATTAAATGGTTTAAATACATTTGGATTTGTATATTGTGTATTTTCTTGTCCTTGATTATGATTTTTACATTCCTCCAAAAATGCACTTATATCAATATCTTTGGTTTCTTCAAAATATTTAAAATACCACGGATTATTATGGTGGTGGCCCCACATAAAACTACAACCATTTGAATATATTTTATTAAACATATTATAACATCATTTTAAGTAATTTTTTAAATGTATCATCTGGATTTTCTGATGTGTCCAAATCTACATAAAATTCGGTAGGTGGTTCGTAGTCTAATGCAAACTTATCTTCTCTACCTCTCATTTGCTTAGTATGACAATATATCTCTTGTACTTTGCATTGAGACTTAAATTCCTCTCTTAATTCTTTATAAGGACTAACTAATGATATTACGACATCGTTACCTGATGCGTCTAAAAACTTTGCTATATCAAAAGCTTTGTTGATATTCTTATATCTTCCTTCTTTGGAATAATCTGTATTTGGAAATAATTCTCTTAGTTGGTCTCCGTCAATATGAAATACGGATTTTCTCCAATTTTTTTTATCAGTTTGTAACCACATTTGTAACTTCTTAGCCAGAGTAGTTTTACCACTTCCGGGTTGACCTGTGAAAAGGTATATCATAACTATTTATTTTTTAATGCGAATTGTGCCGCTTTATATACTGGTTTGGTTTTATCGTATCCTAATGCTGTTTTGATTTTGATTTTGTTACCTGTCTCTGGATTTTTAATAGTCTTGTCCAAATCTTTTTTTGGTAACAGAGATTTCAAACTCATGTCATTTTTTTTAGGTTCAACTTTTTTTGTTGTCTCCTTATCTTTTTGTGATTTCATATCGGATTGTTTTGGTGGTGCAGGTATATCGTGTTTGACATGACTAACCTTCATTTTAATATTAGGGTATTTGTCTTTAAGTTTGTTTACTGCACTAATATTTTTATGTGAATCATCTATAAAAAAGACATCGTTATAGCCTGCTTTGATTTTATCTTCAATCCAATCTGCTTTGTCTTGTGGGTTATTAGATGCCAATGCGACTACATATATACCTTCCAATCCAATATCTTGTAAATAATCCTTAACAGGTTTGTATGCACTTCTAGCAGTTAATATTACTACCTTTCTTTCACCTTCTGCAGTTACAACTGTTTTTAATAATTTAGTAACGCCTTTAATTTCTTGTGGTTGTTTAACTTGTTCAAAATCTGAAAAATCATAATTGTCTCCGTCTTTTGGTTCATACACTGCGTATTCACCAGGAGTTAATTTTGATTTTTTTCCGTCTTTATTTGTAATGTATATGTGAGATTTTGTTTTAACTAATGTATCGTCAAAATCAAATATTCTTAATTTTTTGGTTTCTTCTTCTTGCAATGGTGTGAATGCGTTTACCATTGGGTTTCCGTAAACTTTACCCAACTCAATATTACGACCATCTAACTTTGCAAATCGTTGGCCGAAAAAGAATTCTTTAAGTAAATTAACCATTTAATTGTTTCTTTGTCTTTGGTAGTGCCTTTTCTAACTTATCGTTTTCTTTATTAAGGAACTCAACTTTAACACTCAATGCTGCTACTTCTTTTGTAAGATTTAATACCATACTACGAAGTTCATCTTTTTCTTTTGATGCAGATTCTAATAATGCTTCTAATTTAGAGATACGGTCTTTACAATCGTGTCTGATAAACTCATCATCTTTTTCTTTACGAAATGCTCTTTTTTCGTAGTATCTCCATGCCGATGTTCCACCTAATACGGTTATTGCCGTAATTATTACTGAATACATATTTTCCATTACTTTTCTCCTAATTTATGATAGCCTGTGTTGGCTTGGTTAATAAATTGCATTGCCTGTGAAATGTGGTCTTGAATCCAACCTGGTAGATTTATTTCTTCTTGACCTACTTTACCTTTCAATTCCGTTGCGTTTCTAATAATATCGTCTAATTGGCTACCTGCCATAGATACTTCGTGGTCTTGTGTTTCAGGACCTTCATTTATTCTACTTTTAAGTAGTTCGGTCATTTTATTATAGACCTGTTCTCCACCATCCTCACCTAAACGATATGCTCCACCCAATTTTTCATAGATTTGAATCTTATGTTTCATTGGAAGCTTTTTTTCATTTACTGCTTTCCAAATCTTTGGATGTGTTATTTCAAATTTCATATTAAATCTTTTTGTATATACTCATATAAATATTGAAAAAATTCTAAATGGCCAGTTTTTCCAAAATGTCTATCATCATTTGTTTGCCACCACTTTGGATTTGAATTACAATAATCAATCCAACAGGTTTCATTAAATGGTTTTATATAACTTTTTTGATTATTTTTAACCATTTTATTAAACAAAGGCAGACCACATTTATCCATATTCCAAAAATAAACATTTGTTGTTATATTTTTAATAGAATCAATTATAAAATTATATTGTAATAATGCATTTTGTGTATATTGCATCATTCCATTTGTGTTTATTATTTTTTCCTGATAGAAGTTTATTTCGTTTTGTGTAAATCCTTCCGTATTATTATTTCTTAAATCTATTCCTATGTTTTTCCAAAAATCATATAATCTATCATAGAATGTGATGCCAATTATAACAATATCATCTTTATCAAAATTTGAATTATTATAAATTGTATTTAATATTCCATAATTTGATATTCCTGCTGATGCGAATGATTTTAATTCATAACCCAATTTATTTGATAATAATATTGGCCAAGAATCTTCCAATTGGATTTCATTTATTGTTGAAAAATTCGTAGAAAAAGAATCACCAAATATATACAAAGTTTTCATTAGATAACTTTTTTCTCAATTTTTATTTTATCTCTTTTAGTTTTAGATGTTGCAAATGCTAATAATGTACATCTTTTATGGTCACCAATAATTTTTTCTACTGCGTGTGACACATCAAATATTTTTAAATCTATAATTGCAACTTTTCCAAATTTAGGAACTACTTTATATTGAGTAAATCTATCTTTATCATTTGGATTTTTTGTATTTCTTAATATTAAATTACCACCCCAGTCTTGTTCCCATTCATCATTTAAATAAATTAAGATTGCACAAGTATTTTGATATTCGTCACCTTGCCCATCATTATGGTCTTTTAAAAAACATCCTTCGGAATAGCAAGTCCATTGTAATCCCATATTTACATTCTTTTCATTTTCACCATAAAAATATTCTGATATTCTATAAAATACATTGTCAAATGCATTTTTATCTTTTATATGTTTGGTTCTGCTAAAATCTTCAGAATTTGTTGGTAATCTTACTGCATATAACCACAATTGAGGAATATGTTTTTCATCATATTCTTTAATAATTTCATTTTTTTTATTATCAGATTCTGCAAATGAATTAAAGTGATAATTTTTATTCATATCAAATTCATTATCTGGTTTATAATCAAATCTTACTGAATTAAATTCGTTTAAATATTGTGTATCTCCATCAATATATTTTAAACTTTCAAATAAATTATAAAATTCTTCATTTAAATCTTTTAATTCAAAATCACAATATCCGTTTAATTTTAGTGACTTCTTTGATTCTTCTAGTGTCATTATTGTTTGTTTTTTATTAAATTTTCTAATCCTATGTGAAACATTTGTTCATTATACTTTTTATATTCTTCTCGTTTGTCTATAAATTGTATTTTACCCTTATAAGTAGTCATTCTGTCAAAATAATTTTCACAAACAATAATATTTTTTAATTTGAATTGTTTTATAGTAGGGTCTTGTAATATATTTGCACCCCACATTAAGTAGGTATCATCTAATCCATAGTGTCCATAGTTTTCTGGAAATGGAATTGCCTTCATTAATTCTTTTGATATTAATGCGAACCAACCACCTCCAAATTTCATATATGGTTGATGAGGAACATTATTACGAACTTCTTCTAATATGGGTTCTCCGTAAATAGTAGCATCAATGTGTGGGTTATTGGTTGCCTGATATCCTATTGGTTTGGTTATAAATCTTTCATTAACCAAACAATCCCATGTAGAATCCCATTGTCTTACTATTTCGGGAATAGATACAAATTTAGTAATCCCAACACTTTCAATTATGTCTATTGAGTTGATTGAATGTGCTAATGTTAGTGGGTCAAATATAATATCGGTATCTAACCATATATAATATTTTGAATCGGAATAACCCGATAATCTTCTCATTGATGTACAACCATTAATAGTAGTTGTAGTTTCAAAAATACTAGGAGATGCCCAATCCGTTAAGGGTTTTAATCCTAAGAATTTTTCAGTACATTCTTCTTTAGTAACATTACTTTTACTCCAATCAATTATCTCATCCGAAACGCACATAACAATATTAAATTTAATATTATTACATTGTTCTTTTGTTAGATAATCTTTTCCAATATCTAATCTATTTAAAGATTTTTCTAAATCATCAATGTCAGTTGGTGCTATCCAAATTACAATTTCTATCATATCAATTCTTTTACTTTTGCCATTCGACCAAACACACTTATTTGATTTTGCCCTATCAATGGTAGATTATTTGTTAATAAAACCAATTGCTCTTTATCAATCATATATTTATATTCATCTTTTATCTCAACAGGCTCTCCGTTTTTAATTTTGTTTTTAATATAATTGATAAATGTATTTGGATTACTTCCCCATGTGATATTGCCAATTCTAATAATATTATAGTTTTGAAAATTGGATTTTATAAGTAATTCCATTCTGCGTTTATGAGTATGATATTCGTTATTTTTATTAATATCATCTAATGCAATTGTACTGAAATAAAATAGACATTTAGTTTTATCTTGTTTATCCAATAATTCCATTTCACGTTGAAATTCCGTTTCTTTAGTTTCAGTACTTTTTGAAACACCAGCTGCAAAGAAAATTGCCCCCTGTCTGTCGTTTAATACGGAAGCTATATCACCTCTACCTACAATCATTATTTGTATTTGTTTGTTATTAAAGTATTTAATTCTGAATTTCTATCGTATTGATGTACTAATACAAATGGAACATCACCGTTCATAACTAAATCATTTTCTATTTTAAAATCAATCTTTGTAGTTCCAACTTGTAATGCAAAATCTGAATTAATATCAACTTTATCTTTTATAAGTTCGTTGTGTATTACAAAATTAAAAGAACTTTGGTCTGTAAAATGTCTAACATCTCCTGATTGAGATACTAACCAATTCAACATTAATAAATCTTTTACTAATTTATGTTTTCCAGCAATTACTCCTACATTAGCAATTGTGTTTGATTTAATCCAATCCCAAAACATCGGCCCATATCCTTCGTGGATATTTTTGTGACCCCAAGGTTCGTTCTCATATGTAACACATTCAGATGCACAAATTATTTTATCCTTATTAGTCAATCTTAACCAATCGGATGGATTTGTTTGCCATACAATATCTCTTACATCTGTTGTAATTATATGATTCCATTCTCTCACATCATTCTGTAAGAACCACCACATATCAATTAATCTTCTCATATGAGGATGACCTTGTAATTCAGCACCATAACATTCCCAAGCTTTATCTGTTAAATAATCAATTGTTTCTTTTGGTATGTTATAGCATATCATCACCTTATCACCATCGTAACCACAATCGTTTAGTGATTCAATGTATATTTTAATCTTTTCTGGCAAATAGTTTGCTATTGCTGATATAACTAAATCTTTCATTATAACTTTCTAATTTCTTCTATATCTTTTAAATAATCAACTATTTCGTAGTTTTTCCAATTGGTATAGTTAGGATATAAATCTGGTCGTTCGTGATACCAAGCTTGTACCATTTGTTTATTCTGAACAACATTAAATCCACCGGCCATAATAACAAATTGTCCTAATGAATCTGGCCAACCAATTAATTTATCATACGATGCAATCATATCATAATTTAATTCTAATATGTGTCTGAATTTTTCCCAGCTAATAATCCATTTTTGACAATCTATGATAAATCCACCACTAGCACCATATCCTTTGTTACCAAATATATTTAATGGAACATCGGTATTACCACCTATTTGTTGAATTATATACAATATATTTTCAGTTATTATATTTGCATTATATTCTAAAACTGCTATTCCAAATTCGTTATTTTTAATAATGCTGATTGGTTTTATAATAAAACTATCTTCTTCTAATATAACCATAAATTTAGAATCGGATTTTTTACAAGCCCAATATATGTTATCACACCAAAGTAATGCGTTATCTTTTGGCCAACAATCTCTATCACTTTTATGATTTTGAAAACTACCAGGATATCCTATTTGAAATGGATTTTTATAACATTCTGCATTATATTTTTCAGCTACTTTTGTATAATTTTCAAAATCACCATTATCATCGACACTAATATTAATATCTCCGTCAGGATAGAACTCTCTAAATTTTCGGAAAGAGTTATCAGCTGCTTCCCAATTTTTATAACCCCAAAGATATGCGTTTAATAACTTATTCATGTCTTGTTAATGTGTATATGTCATTTATGTGACTTTTTTTGAATTCATCACAAACTATTTTTACATTATCTTTACCTACCTGATTACACATTGGTATATAAATATTATGCATTGCAACTCCAACTCCATGTGGTGGATTGGTTTCCATTTCTATAATTGCATCTATTAAATTTGATGTCATTGAATGTGGGAATACTATAAAGGTATCACTTACAATGGGGACATGAGTAAATTCAGGTTCTCTCCATAAATAATTACATTTATTCAAATCATATTCATATTCTTTAAATGGATTTTTATTAAATGATATATCAAATCTTGTTGATATTACTAAATCCAAATCTTCATTTTCCAATTCATACAAACTATTAATATAAGTTACTGATATGGTTTTCATTCCATTTTCCAATTTATCACCACCGCCTAATTTATTATAATTCGGGTCTAAAAATGTTGATTTTTTGGGATTGTATATTTTTATAATATCTTCTTTTTTTGGAGAGTCATATGTAAATAAATAAAAAGATATTTCATGTCCTTCTTCTTTTAATGGATTTACAACATTAGTCATAAAACCATCAATGGCATCTTCATAATTTCTATATCTACCAATCTTTCCATCGTTATATGAAACTCCTACTAAATTAATTCCTATTTTCATTTATAATCGTTTATATAATCTGAACAAATTCCTATGCAATCATCTAAATTATCATTATTGATTTCCGGCATAACCGCAATACTACCTTTGATTGGTTGTTTGCCAGGATATGCCCAAACTACATTCATTGACGTAAGTGTTAGAGTATCTCCTTCATGCCAAAAATAGTGATAACTATTAAGCATATTAAACCATTCCACTGCTTCTATATTTTTACAATGTATCCACAAATGTTGCAATCTTTCACTAAACCAATGTTGTGAAACACCATATTGTGGTTTATCATGTCCTAAAAATAATTGACCTTCTACCATCCACACATCAATCTCTACATCAAATCCATCTGATATTGCTTTGTCGATGTATGCTGGTTCGTTTTCATATGATTCAAACTTTCCGTTTGTGTTTCCTCTATGTGATATTAGTATCATTTCTTATTTTCTAAATAGTAATTTAAATCTTCAGGTGTACCCAATCCCCACATCTTATCAATGTTAAATGTTTTAATCTTTTTACCATCAGCAATTGCTTCATTGAAAGTTGGACAAGTATAAAATTCATTATTGGTTCTAATGTTCTTACTAATCATTTGTTCTGCGTACTTTACATAATCAGAACCTTTGGCCCAATAGTAAACACCAACAGTTGCTATATCTGAAATAGGATTCTTCTCTGCTACTTCCGTTACATATCCATACTCATCCACTTTAGCGAATGACCATTTAGGGTGTGTCGCTTTGAATGTTAAAATGCCACCATCAACTTTTTGTTCAATCATCTTATACATAAACTCATTGGAATCCCATTCTACGAATTGGTCGGAGTTTGCCATAACCAATGGTTCATCGTTATCAATGAATTCTTTGGCTAATAGGGTCGTACACGCTGCACCTTCTGTAATACCATCTACTTCTACTATTTTACAATTCGGAGTGATTAAGTTTAATAGGGTATCTAAGTTGTACTTCTCTCTATGTTCTTTCTGAACTACATAAATGTATGTAGCTTCTATGTTTAAATTATCAACAACGACCTGAATCATTGGTTTTCCTTCCACATCAATTAGTGGTTTTGGGAATGTGTAACCTGCTGCTTGGAATCTACTTCCTGCCCCAGCCATTGGGATAAGTACATTCATCTTACCACCTTGCCATTTTGGTATGCTCATAACTTTTTTAGTTTCCTCTAATTTACGAATAATTTTTGATATTACCAAATCTTTTGGATTATCTACTCTTAAAACGTTTGCTCTACTTCTACTTGCTGCCAAAAGTCCATGTGGAGAATCCTCTACAATAAGAGTTTCTTCAGGCAAAACACTCATCATACTCATTGCCTTCCAATACATTTCAGGATGTGGTTTAGAGTTCTTTACATCCTCATTAGAGATGATTAAATCCATATACTCAATTATACCTATCTTTGCTAACATAACCAACACAGACCTTCTAATTGAGTTTGAAGCACATGCTAACTTATAACCTCTATTACGAAGTTCTTTAAACAATTCAATCTTCTCTAAATCTGGTTGTAATTCGGATATAGCCTCAATTGTAAGTTGTTGTTTTCTATTCCAAACTGTTTCGTATGTATCTCTATCTAATCCTTTGTTTTGTGTTAATAACTCCAATTTTTGATTGGTTTTTAATCCATCATATATGGATAGGTGTTCTGCTTCAGTAATTACATATTTGTTACTTTGTCCAATTTCCCATAGGGCTTTATTTAGAGTATCGAAATGTATTTGTTTAGCTTCTACTAATACACCATCTAAATCAAAGATAATTAATTTTGTCATTATTTTCCGTATTTTTGCCAGTCATTATGTTTAAATAATCCTTCACCATGTGCAACTCCAAATTGTTGTTGTGCCCACCATTTACTAATATTTCCTTCCAATGCAATTCCTTCACCTGCAAATTGTCTAACAGTTTCTAAATAAAAATCTTTCTTATACATTGTTGGGTTATTAGTCCAATTACCCCAACGAGATGTTGTTATAAAATGTTGTCCTAATTTTTGTATCTTATCTGGAAATTCAATGGATGGGTCTAACCAATGTAACGAATCTAAAAGATGTGGTGATGTACATCCAATCTCATCATCATAATAAGTAAGTTCTTTACCTTTATTTCTAAATGAAAAATGTGGATTACCAGGTTGCTCTCTATGTCTATATCTAACGGCGTTTATAGGACACTCATTTAATAAGTAAGTACCATCTTGTAATCTTTCATATGTAGTTTCACTATTTTCAATTAAATTCCAATCATGTTCTAATACTAAAACATAATCGGTTTGTGCATTTTCAGTTAAACGAATGAATGCCTGTCCTATTCCTATATTCTTTTGTAACCCTATGAAATCTAAACCAAAGTGTCTTGCAATTTCCATATCTTGTGGTGTTACTTCCTGAAATAGGATAGTCACATCATTTACCATATCGAATAAACCATTTTCGTAATAAGTAGTTAGTGTATCTACTAATACTTGTCCACTATGCCAAGATAGTATTCCTATACTAATCGGTAGTTTTTGCATTATTTTTTGTTTTCCAAAATGAATAAATTCCATTATCAATTTCGTAGGAAGGCCAGCTAAAGATTTCTCGCTTAGGCTGTTTTTTGGCCCATTCCCACATTTTTGTAAGGCCTAATTTTAAATTATTTTTATGTTCAAATCCCAAAATATCTATTGATTTTTGAAATGTTGGTATTGAATTTTTTACTTCATGTCTTCCCTCTTTATAAACAACTTCGCCACTACCTATAATACTTTTTAATAATGAATTTGCTTTATTTACACTCCATTCTTCGACTCCACCTAAATTGATAATCTCTTTAGATGCCTCTGGTCTAATTGCTGCGTTCCATAGTGGTTCAACTATATCATCTATATAACTAAATGCTCTAGTTTGTTCACCATCACCAAATATAGTCATTGGTTCTCCATTCAAATACTGATGCATCCATATACCTAACACATTACGATATTTGTCCCATATGTTTTGTTTAATACCATATACATTATGTGGTCTTATAATACACCAATCTAATCCATGTTGTTCTCCTGCAATTTGTATATCCATTTCACATGCATACTTTGCTACTCCATATGGGTCGATTGGTTTAGGTATTTGTGTTTCATTAAACAACCCGCCTTCACCATATCCATATACTGCGAGTGATGATGTAAATATCAATCTTTTAACATTATATTTTATACAATTATTTACAATTCTGGAAGTTGCTACTAAATTATTTTGGTAATTATATTGTCTAATAAATGGTGATAATCCTTCTGCTGCATATGCTGCAAAATGAAATACATAATCAAATCTATGGACATCGAATGCATTCTCTATTGGATGTTCTATTAAATTTTGTTGCCAAAATATTACTTTTGGATTTACATTTTCTCTATATCCTCCCGATAAATCATCGATACCAACTACTTCTACATTTGGTATATTTTCAATAATCCAGTCGGCCAAACTACTACCCAATAGGCCTGCTACTCCTGTTATTAAAATTTTCATATTTTTCTATTAATTTATCAACTCTTTGTATTTGTGTATGATTTGCTATAACCTTTGCCATTCCGTTATATGCAATTCTTTCTCTCTCTTCTTCATTTTCATTATAGTAGTTCATTTTTTCAATACAATCAAACATATCATTATATAAAACAATATCTTCACCATCTATAAATAATTCCTCTAAACCCCTACTTATATCTAATTTATCCGTTAAGACCAATTTACCACAAGCCATACCTTCAAAAATTCTACGAGTGATTTCACCCCATCTACTATTTTGAATAACCATCAAACCTTTATTTAAAAATTCAGTATGTTGTTTTGCATCCATACCATTTTGATTTCCAATTGCACCTTCTGCCCAATTTGTTAAGTGGTCTAAGAAATGAGAACCACCTCTACCTCTACTTGTTACTGCCACATATTCGGGTTCTAAATTCATTGGAAATTGAAACATCGTATCTGCCCAATGTGGAACCCAATCGGCATTTATACCTCTACTTCTATATTCTTCTGCAGATTCCTTATCGGGAGTAATTGTATAGTGAAATCTACTTGCTTTTGGATAGTTTCTTTCAAAGTTTTGTGGGTCATCACCACTTTCTTGTATCCAAAATGCATATGGTTTTAAATTCTTATCTAACCATTTAGAATCAAACCTACCCCAATCCATAAACAATACAATATCCGTTGGAATATCTTGTTGAATCCATAATTGTAATTGAGAATCATCACCATCGGGTATTTGTACTATTTCGGTTTCCCAACCTCTTTCTTTAAATTCATTTAATAAAGACAATGGTGTAGACCAAAGTTCATTTGGTTTATGGTCATATATAAATGTTATTTTCATAAAGTATCGTAATAATTATTTTGTCTTTCTTGTCTGTCTATTGTCTTAGGATGTCTGATACAATATATTTCATCTGCTGGAAAATTTGTATATGATTCAAACCCAACTATTCTTTCATGTACCTTACCACTCCATCCAATTTTGTCAGAGTTTTTGTAGATACGAGTTTGAACATCTGGGAAATTAACCCAACCTTTTTCATTTATATTCCATCCCCATTTTTTAATATGTGTTTCAGTCAATCCTTCAACCGTATTGATTCTTGGAACAACAATCATATCCTTATCCGTATTACTATCTAACAATGCTTCCATATTTACAATCAAATCCGGAGTCAAATACTCATCCGCATCTAATTGAAATATCCATTCACCCTTACATTGTGAATTTAATAAGTTTTTCCATTGTGCAAAATCGTTATCAAATTCGGATTCAATAAGTGTAATGTGGTCTGCGTTTGCTTGCAATTCCAAATACTCTACTAATTCAGTAGGTGATTTTGGTGTGTCTAATAAAACAACTATTTCCGAATTTTCTTCTTTGTAGTTTAATAATTGATTTACCAATCTAATAGTTTCTTCGACTTCATTACAAGCCGTTATTGCGTAACTTAATTTCATTAAAATATTTTTTCGTCAGTTGAATTTGTATAACTAATTGAACTACCCGATGGGAGTGATGTTGTAGTTGATGTTCCAAATCTATTATAGTCGGTTAACAAACCACCCATAGGGATTGTATTGTCATCCACTTCTGCTAACTTTTCTTTTAAGTTGTCCCATTGTTTTGGAGTAATGTTAAATTCATGTACTCCGTCTGTAAATCCTTTTAACCAACTAACAAATTCTTTTGATGTCATAACTATTTACTTTTTATTTGTGATTTTGGGTCTATTCCTTCTACATGTTTATTTTTTGGCGTCATCAAATCAACATCCATATCCAATTCTAATATTCTTCCAAATCCATCTAGCTTATATGTTCTATATGCGTTGTCATTTATAATTGGAACTTTTTTAACAATTGATTGATATATTTTTTTTGAAGAACCTTTTACTTCTAATAGTTCGGTTTCTTCATTTACAAACTTACCAAAAAACTTTTTTATCAAATCAGGTCTAACATCTGTTACTTTTACTGCATGGACAATGTTCTTTGCTCTCGATACAAATAGTGTAAATATAATAGGTGCGGTTGCTTCTGTATATCTACCTTTTGTTCCATCTACATATTCATATTCTTTTATTAGATAAAACTTAGCCCTTACCATTTGGTTTGGCATTACAATATTTTTATCATCTATGTACCTACGATATATTGGACTATATTTACTCACTATTTATTTAACATTTTCAATTTTGGTAATTGTAATTGTTGAAACTTTGGTTGTATCTTACTATAAATACCATACTGATTTAAAATAGTATCAAATCCTTCTGTCATTTTGGTTAGACTAAATTTTTCTAAATTATGTTTTCCCAATTTAGATGATTCAGTTTTATATTTCTCATAATTCTTATAAACATCTTTCATTGCAGTTAATGCTTTTGAAATATTTACATTAAACCATTGTGATTCTTTTAAAAGGAATTGGTCGGCTGCTGATTCATGTACAGGTTTCAATTCACCTTCTAATAATACTGCACCTTGTTTTAAGAAATCAATATGTCCACTCCAATTACTTACGATAACCGGCTTACCTGTCAAACTAAATTCTAAAAGAGGTCTACCAAATCCTTCACCTTTTGTAAAGTTTAACATTGCTTTTACCTTTTTGTGTTCATACAACCCATTCATTTCAGATGGAGTTAAGTCACCATGTAAAAGATAAACTGGAACTGACTTATAATCTTTTCCTAATACATCTTTTATTTTTTTAATAGTAGTTTCTCTATCAATAACACTAAATCCTGCTGAACTGGTTTTAAGAACTAATGCTGGTTTAACCTTTTCGTTTTTGAATGCCATTGCAAACGATTTAATCATCATTCCCACATTCTTTCTATCTTCACCCAAATCACCTCTTAACCAATGTCCTACAAATAGAAATGCGAAATCTTCTTTGATTGCATCTAATTCAGTTACATTCACCACATCATCGGTTCCAAAATCCATTTCATCAAATCCTTCAAAGAGAATTTCAACAGGTTTTTGAATTCTATGTTGTGCTATTAATTGTTTTGTATTGTTGTCGGCCTCATTATAAACACTATCCACTAAACTCTTTTTTGAATGTTCAGATGGTACTATAATTAAATCCATTCTATTACAACCATGTACCCAATCTAATGGACAATGTGTTGTTTCAATTGCTGCAGTAATTCCAATGTTATAATGTCCTACTGCTTGAAATTCATTTGGTACAGTAACCTGAATATAAATGTCAGGCTTTTGTTCTACTTTTGGAATAATACTATCAACTATCCACTTATGAAATGGATTGTCATAATTAAGTGAGTCCATTGGAGTATTGCCCCAACGAGTGCTGATAACTTTGATTTCAAATTTATCTAATTTATAAAGAGAATGTAATAAATCTCTCGCGTGGTCACCATACCCACTTCTTGTTGCTATTGGTGCCTGAAATACTAATGTTGGTTTCATACTATAACTCTATTAATTTAAATTTTTGTTTTGGTTTCCAATTTTCAAATGCTCCTTCCATACCATCTACTAATTCTTTACACATTGCTTCTCTACTTAACAGACCTTCACCCATAAAATGTTTTCTACCTTTTAGTGCAGCTTTATCTCTATCTTCTTTTGGCATTTTATACCAATCCATAATTAAAGGAGTAATATCTTCAAAGTCAACTCTATCATCAAAAATGTATGGAGTAGGAACTGAACCTGTTGTTGAACGAACTGGCCAAATTGGTTTAACCCAATCTCCCCAAACTACACCTGCTTTTTTATTTCTATCATGTAAAGAACCAATTTCAACATAATCTTCTGCAGTTATCAATTTACCCGTACCTTTGTCTCTAAATCCACATTGGTCTTGTAAACCACCTGTAACCGTTAATATGATTGGTGTTCCTGCCATTACTGACTCTGCCGTTGCTAATCCAAATCCTTCGTTTGATGCTACATTGATTGTCACATCACCTATATTATATAACCAATTTAATTGTTCTTCGGAATATCTATTTGGTGCAAATACTACATTGGTTTCAGGTGAACAACATTCTGCAATTGTTCTTGGTAAATCCGTTCCATGTTCTTCAACAGGAGTAGTGTGCATTAATAAACATACTTTACTTCTTTGTTCAGGAGTAAGTGCTTCTACAAATTTATCGAATGCAAGAATTACATCAACCGGTTGTTTTCTACGAATATTTCTATTATTCCAATACAATACAAAATCATATTCTTTAACTCCAAATATACTTTCTTTAAAATCTTTTGGAACTTCTACTGGTTTGTATAAATCTGAATTGATACCATGTGGTACATAACTTACTTGCCAAGCTTCAGGTTTAGTCCAATGTTTTTCTTTATCCCAACCCCAAACTCTACGCGTAATACCATATGTTTGTTTTGAAATGCATCCAATCCAATCACAACTTTCGTAGTAATCTCTATTGTATTTTGGGTCTGGTAAATCGTCCCAAATATGATAAAAGAATAATGGACAGGTTTGTCGAATTTCATGCTCAATATCATATAACCATAACCAATATCTTGGGTCAGTAAAGTGTAGGATTGCATCAGGTTTTTCAACCATTAACAATTGTCTGATTACATCAGCATTACCATAACCATCAAATGGATATATTTTAACACTTGCATCTTTTACGCCTGTTTGTTCTCTAACACTATCGTTTAAATCAAATACTTTACCTGCTTCAGGATGTTTGATTGCTGCACCTAATTGTACCCAATCATATTTATCAACAGTTCCTAAAACTAATTGTTTAGAAACATTTGCAATACCACTACTCATTCTTAAATCATCCGCTAATAACAGAATTTTCTTTTTTGCCATAACTTTTAAAATATATATTGTTTAATTTAAATTTTTTAATCCTCTATCACATAATCCTCTATGAAAAAACTCACACCATTCACATAGTTTAGTTGCGTTCTTTGGGTACTCTATTTCAGTTTTATAATTACCATCTTTGTCAAATACACTCTCTACAAAGTCCGTAAAACCTTTCCATGCTTTGTTTACCGACACCTTACCATTTGCAGGTATATGTTTACTAATTCTATGTGTTGGAATATCCTCTCTTACTTCTACCTTTCTTTTCAAAATGATAAACTCAACATCAATCACATCTTCGGAAATGTTTAGTAATTCAGCATAGAACTTTTTGTATAATAAGATTTGTGCACTTTTAACAGGGTCTGATTTTTGATACTTACTCCAACCTCTTGTAGAAGTCTTAAAGTCAATGATTCTATATCTACCTGTAAATGTATCTCTGATAATTAAATCTATGAAACCCATGAAGTTTACATTCTCTGAAATCTTTGTGTTTATAGGTTGTTCAATTGCTACCAACTCATCGTGTTTTAACGAAAAGAATTTGTTAAAGTTTTTCGGTTTTTGGAACCAATCTAATAAGACATTTCCATCTTCTAAAAACTCTACCATTTCTTCTTTGGTGCAAATTGTTGTATTTCCTATTTCCCCTTCCGTTTCTTTAAGATATGCATCTCTCATTCTTTCTTTTAAATACTCATTTAAGTCAATCATTTTGTCAGCTTGTGACTTTGATATTCTTAAACATTTCTCCAAATAATTTTGAAGTGTCTCATGCATTGCGGTTCCAAAGATTGAATGAATGTTAGATGACGATTCACCTAACTTATCTATGTATGCTAATTTGTATTGTTGTGGACAATTATGCCACATACTATATTGTGAAAATGATACTCTTGCCATATTATATCTAATATACGACAAATAATTTGATTTACCAAATTATACTAAATTAATTATTTCGTTTTCTAATGGAGCTCTTAGTATATCCATTTTTTTAGAACAATCTTTTACATATTCTGGGTTTGCAGTAGATTCTGTATTCATAAATTTAAGAATACCATTAAATTCTGCTTTTGTTTTTTCAGATTTTATGTATCTCATATTTTTTTTGAATAACAAATTCATTTTTTCTTTTATATGTGGCTCAAAATTATTTATAGAACAATAATCGGGAGACCATGCATATGTAAAGTCAATATTTTCAGAAGTTTTTATAAATTTGTTTTCTTTCATAAATTTAATAAAATCAAATATATGATGCATATTCCAAATTGTAGTTGTAAATTGGAAATTATAAATCAATTCATTTGAATTTTTTTTATCACCTGTTCTTGTCGAAGATACTACAAAACTTTTTTTAATCGTATTCATATTTTCAACAAATATATCGTGATTCCATCCTGTTCTTTGGTATTCTCCTACTTCGTGTACCCCATCACAAGAAATTGATAAAAATACTCTTTTAAACCCTTTCCACATTTTTATTAAATCCGTTGATTCAAATTTTAATATAGATAAATTTGTATTGTAATGTAATCTCAATTGTCTACATCCCGCATCTTCATCTATTGGTAAATTTTGATATAACCATTTTATTATCTCATTGTGTTCGGGCATTATCAATGGTTCTCCACCTGCAAAATAAAAACTTTTAATATTTTTCATATGAGGTATTAAATCTTCAAGAATATTTTCTCTTAATTTAATTACTTTTGATGTTGGTTTTGGAAACCCAAATACCTTATATGCATCATACCAATTTGAAGATGACCCGTGGTCACACATTCTGCAAGTAAAATTGCATAAATTAGAAAAACGAATATCAAAATGTTGAATAGAATCTACACTATAATCTTCGTTTACAATGGGGTGTTCCCATAGTTGATTATCATTATAAAATTGTCTAGTACTGTACTCTCCCGCATCATCTTTTCTATAACATACATTACATACTTTATTTCTAACACCTTCAAGCATATCTTTACGAAGTTGCTTCATTTGTGGAGAATTATATACTTCTTCAATTGTATGTTCGTTTAAATTCATACCATCTTCAAATGAGTCTGCAATACCACATGGTTTTGTACTTCCATCTGCTAATGAACATATATGAATAAATGGAAATTTACAATACGATTGTGAAGTTATTTCCTCCATTAGATTTTAAGTTTCAGTTTTGTAATTTGTTTTTTGTCTATACCATATTTTTCACAAACATATTTAAGATATTCTCTACCTTCTCTTGTGGAATATAGTACCTCTAAATAGTCAATTGCCTGATTTTCCGAACAATCATATTCTTTTTTTAAAAGGTCTACTATAAATTGTTCGTATTTATCTTCGGATTTTCCTTTAATATATTTCAAAAAGTATTTACCTTTTGGAATAACATTAATATACAAACTATACATTTCTTTGGGGGAAAGAGTTTGAGTTAGGGGTAATATAGATGCAATCAATTCAACCCATTCAGGCTTCATTGATAAAAATCTATTAATCATAAAGTTACTCCAAGTTTTTAAATCTTCTTCTGACAGTTTGTCAAAATACTTTGGGTCTTGAATAGTAGTTATTGCATTAATATGGTCAAATAACTTTTGTGCCATTATTCTATGATTTTTGTTTCTTGTAGTTCTTGTGGAAGTAATTCATTTAAAGGTTTACCACAAGTTGCACATACATACAATTCAATCGGCATAACCGAATCTTTGGGTGCACCTGTTAATAATCTACTAATTTTTTTGAATCTGTAACCTGGTAAGAAAATCTTTCCACCACAATCACAATCCATATCTCTTGCATCGTTTAAATTAAAATTCGGGGGTAATTGTTGTTGTTGTTCCATTATTTTATTATGTTTAATATTTGTATAATTGTAGACATAAATACGATTTCTTTATCTACTACCAATGCGTCCTTTGAAAGACCATCTGCAATAGTTAAAATCACATTTGCTACATTTCCTGTTGCGTATTCGTCCACTTTGTCGTATAACATTGTATACATTTCCGAATAGTCGTTTAGTTTATTATCTGCTACTGCCTGTCTAATTTTCATAAACATATTTCTCTTATCGTCACTTTCTTTTAAAAGGTCAATAAGTTTAGTTGCAAAATTTGCTTCAACCATTACTCTATGGTCTACTTTCAATTCACCTTTTGTAGATTGTAATTGGCAAGTATTAAGTATTCTTCTAATATCTGGATAATATGAATTAATCACATCAGCCATATTCTTTGGCTCATACTTAATCTTTTCAGTATCTAATATCTTTGCTACCTGAACTGCTACATCCTTTTTAGTCGGAGGAGTGATTGCGAAAGACTGACATCTACTTTGTATAGGGTCAATGATTTTCTCAATATAGTTACAAGTTAAGATGAAACGACAATGCTTACTGAATGTTTCCATTAAGTTTCTCAAAATCGCTTGTGCTCCCGGTGTCATATAATCAAACTCATCTAAGATGATTACTTTGAAACCTGCAAACCCAACCGATGATGCAAAGTTCTTTACTTTTGTTCTAACAGTATCCACATTGTTTTCATCCGATGCGTTGATAATCATAAAGTCACATTTGATTGTGTTTACGATTAGTTTAGCAAGTGTGGTCTTACCCGTACCCGCTTTTCCGTATAACAACAAATGAGGTATATCGTTTGCATCTAAATACTGCTGAATTGTTTCTTTGATGGTTTCATTACCAACATAGTCAGCAAGAGTTTGTGGACGGTATTTCTCCACCCACAAACTATGTTCTCTTTTGTTTATATCGTTTGCGAAAAAACTCATATTATTTTCCAGTTGAACCGAATCCGCCTTCGCCTCTTTCGGTGTTATTTAATTCTTCTACTTCTTCAAACTCAATCGGAGGATGTGGGATAATCATAATTTGCATAATTCTATCACCAACACCATATACGAAACTACCACTTTGAGATGATAATGACCTTTGATTAAAAGTTGCCTGTATTTCACCTCTATATCCACTATCAATTACACCTACCGAATTACTTAATGATAAATCGGTTTTACGAATGGATGAACGAGGGAATACTAATCCTACAAATCCTTCGGGTATTTCCATTGCTAATCCTGTTCCGTATGTGATTTGTGTACCATCAAACTTCATTGATGTTGCAACTAAATCCATACCGGCATCACCATCTTTTGCGTAGGTGGGTATAACTGCTTCCGGACTAAGCTTCTTTATTTTTACTTTCATTTTGTTCCAATCTTTGTAGTTTTGTTTCTTTTGATATTTCTCTAGGGAAAATTCTAAATGTCATTCCATTTTGTTGGAAATTCAAACCTTCACCTTCAACTGGATTGATTTGTAATACCAATGGATTTGGTTCTACTCCCAACTCTTGCCATGCAAAAACAGTTGGTTCATTGTTGAAAAATTGAAAACACCACTCACTGTCCGTGATTATTTTTTCTTCTGGCATTTCTACACTACCCGCTTCTTGTTGTTGTAATTCCTCTTGTGGGGATAATTCATAACCAACTTCTGTTGGGAATAATTCTAATTGTTCTTTCATTTTATTAATTTGAGATTTCTACTAAATAATACTTACAAATAAAGTCATCTATTTGGAATTGAACATTTGCTAAACCATCAGTTGATACTTTTAATTTTGCAGATGTTGCTTCTTTGTTTGCAGTAAGGATTTCTTTTAAATATTTTGCTGAGAATGAAATTGGTTTAACTACTTCATCATATGATTTTGTTGCTGTAAATGTTACTCTATTTGTCGAAATCGAAGAATAACCAATTGCCATCTTTAAATC